CTATATCATAGAAATTCTTACATTATCAAACCCTTCATCTAATCGACTAATACGGATATCATCTTCTATAGCCAGCCCTGACTGTCTATTTTCAATTGTTAATAGCAGTCTTTCACCTAACCAACTTATTAAACAACTAACATCCATTAAAAAAAACTGGACTCCACCATAATTTGAACCAGTAGTTCTTTTTAAATTATCAACAATTGCTGCTGTCTTTGTATCATAATGTGAACCACCTTCTGTATTTGACAAATGCTTTATGACTTGATTTCTCGAGCGGAAGTCCCTTGTTTGATCAACAAAATAGGCCGGGGCATCTAACCATTCTTTTAACGAATATTTTTGCATGTTGGATTGCTGATTGATACTCCAAGTCTTATACGCATATATATGTGCAGCTAAATTATCAGGAGCTTTTGTTGGTTTAGGTGTATGCGAGTAAAACTCCAACGGAATTCCTTGTTCATCAGCAATTTCAATTAATAAAGGTTTCATGTTTTGACCTCCCATAGCAACAAGAGCACGTAATCTACCCATAACATCGAGCAAATATGCTTCATCTCTTGTTTTGTTGAAATTTGCACAGGAGTTATTCAGTGCCCGTAGAGCCACCGATAACTCGTTCAATCGAAAAGAAAGGTCTTTGATGTAGGCCATAAGCAGCGTCCTCCTCTTTCCATGTGATCACAACCCGTATATTTGTGGTTCATAATACCCGTTATGAAAAGCACCGCCGTGAAAATGGGCACATAATTTGTTTGAAAAAGGATACGGGTCAATACACAGTTTATCTTCCTCAGCAAGCTTGTTCAGTTCATAAAAACGGAATATGGTGCGGAACCGTCCCTAATGCAGCTTTAGAAGCAAGTTTCACGGCTTGTACTCTCGCCTGTTTATGAAAAGATATTCCTGAATCAATAATTTCGAGATATTTATTGAAGGATTTAATTTGGTCTTTATGACCGAAGATGTAAAAGGGGGACAGTTCGTCACGTTCTTGTTCGTCAGCAATTAAGAGCATTAATCCGTCAATATAACCATCGATATAGGCAGCATCAAAATAAGCACGTTTGCGTATTTTTTCCTTTCGCAGTTTCGCATAACTTTTCATGAAGCTGATAATATGACATGGATGAGAATACTCGCCCGTTTTCTTTCTTGCTAAAATTCGCTCAAAAGCATGTATCAACCCATCTTGATAAGAGAGGGTATATATAATCTCGGGGTTCTTATGAAAACTTATTTCACTAACTTGACTGTGAATTTCTTGAACTACTTCCAATAAGGCATCAACATAGTAAAAAATATTTTCATCAATTAAAATATGATCATTTACGAGTATTTGCTTTAAAGTATCAATAAAATATGATCCATCCGTAATGATTGGAGTTAAGTTTTGATTTTCAAAGCGTTCTTGCGCTCTTTCATCCAAAGTAACAATGTAAGAATGGGGAATTAAGCCTTTCATTTCATTTTCAAGATACTTTTGAATTCTGTTAAAGTCATCATCGCCAAAAGAATATCCAATAAAAACCAAGACTTTGGTTGCCAATAATGTTTTCAAAAAGCTTCCAATAATTCCTTTATTGAGACTTGAATAGCATTTTTTATAGTCTTCCTCAGTAGCAACTAACGAACCGTAATTTTGAATAGATCCATGAATTTTCAGCACTCTTCGATCTGGCAAGTCCCAAAATACAAAATCTTCGCCGGTAACGTAAGGGATTGCACCGCATTCTCTTTCAAAAAAATCATCCCAGTTTGTTGTAATAATGTCTTTAATTAAATATATTTGAGACAAAGACCTATGGAAACGCGTAGCTTCACGATAAAGTTCAGGAAACGACATTACGTAGTCGAATCGATTCTTAATTCGACTGATTAGTTTACGTCTTCCATTAGGGCGAGAGCAATACACACTCATCAGTTTCGAAAAAGAAAGGTTGCTATCTTCTGGAATTTTCAGTTCGCTTCTTATCTCTTCAAATAGTGTCGATGAATAGCATCTGCGATTTTCAGTGCTTATTCCTGCTCCTGCAAATAGAACAAGCCTTCCTTCTTTCACAGCTGTTAATATATCTTCAGGGAAGTCAAACGGGCGTTTATTCTTGCAAGATGCACAACCGTTATCTTCGCATTTGTGGTCCACTATACGTCCCTCCCTATAACCCATGGAGCAGTCTTGAAGAGTTCAATTTCCTATAATTTTTAATCGAAGCTAATAGGCGATTTGTTCTCATAGTCCAAATACAATATTAAACATTCGCAATGCTTTTCCTTCCACCATTTAGCAATATAGAGAAAAGTCCTATTTGTTGAATTGAATCATTGCGATAGAAAAGCATGCCGTTTTGCAAGGTCGCGCCTACCTCCACCAACCCTTCCCATGCATAGCAAAAAGCCCGCGAATTTCGCGGGCTTTCATCATAGGTGGATTTGATTGGTGGAGGCGAGCCGTCACCTTGTGGCCGCCAAAAATCCGGACCAAGTTTAAAATGCACTTCGATGGCTTCGCCGTCAATGATTACAGCCTCAACAAACGTCTGAACTATCTCACGCAAATTCTCACCGGCAGCTAGGTCTGCTGAGTATGCTGACAGTAAGCGGAAAAGTTGTTCAGGCTTGAAATATGCAGTCTGCACAACTTTTTTGATTTCGCGCAGGCGGTCGTCGATTGCGGTGACCTGTTCCCGTGCCTCTTTGACGATCTGTCCCAGTTCTTCCTTTGGTAAAATGTCTCCGAAATATAACTCTTTTGCTTTCTCGATCTTTGTTTCTAGTTTTATTTTCTGCGCGTCCAGGGCGGAAATTTCGGCTGCTTGCTCCGTGGCCAGTGCCAGCATGGCTGTATTGATCCTGGCAACTAGATCAGGAATTGCCGGTCCTGATAACTGCTCCTGTAGCCGCGCCAGGACGAACTCTTCAACAGCTTCTTTTTTTGCACGCCTTCCCTTGCATTCCGATCCGCCTGCTTGCTGGCTGCAGCACTTGTAGTAGCTATAGGTACCTGATCGTTGATTTGTCGTTTTGCTTCCTTGCATCGCCGAACCGCAGATACAGCTAATCAGCCCGGTCAAAAGATAACGCTCCTTGGCTTTGTATGATCCCGCTAGGCGGCGGTCCTGTTCAATTTGTTTTTGCACGCGGTCCCATGTTTCTCGGTCGATGATAGTAGGTACTGCACCTTCGACAGTAATTACATTTTCGCTTTTTTTATGATTGTTCCGCTTTCCCTCCGAATCGGTGGCAACTCTGCCAAAAATATAATTACCGATGTACTTTTCGTTCAGTAGTAGGTCGTGCAGGCTATTCTTTTTAAAGGGGGTACCGCGCTTTGTTTTATGCCCGGCTAAGTTGAGTGCCGCGATAATATCGCCATATCCATTTCCGGATGCTCGCATTGCAAATATCTGGCGAACAATCTGTGCTTCGGATTCATTGATAACCAAATCCTTTTCAGGAGTCACATCGTACCCGAGCGGAGGTTTCCCTCCGTTATGTTTAGCTTTATACGCATTTTCCCGCATGCCTTTTTTCGCTTCACGTGCCAGGTTGCGGGAATAATAGGCAGCCATCCCGACCAAGACGGATTCCATCATTTGTCCTTCTGGCGTATCAGCAATTTCGCATTCCGCGTATTCGATCGATACGCCAGCACGTTTTAACAATGCCTTGTAATAATAAAAATCAGATTCGTTCCGAGCAGATCTGTCTATTTTATGATAAACAACGACGTCAAACAGGCCCGATTTCGCATCGCGCATCATGGCCTGGTACGCCGGACGATCGTCAAAGCGGCCGGACTCAGCTTCGTCGATGTATTCCTTGACAACCTCATGCCCCTTGCGGACACAATATTCGTTCGTTGCACGTAGCTGGGCCGTGATGGACTCGATACGCTGATTATCTGACGAGTAGCGGGCATATAAGGCTGCACGTTTGCCCACGGTGATTCACCTCCGAAAATACAGGCTGGAAGCAAGGGTAAGAATGAGGAGCCGCTTGGAGGTCTGTTACAAACCAATTTTATATAAATTATTATCTCTGATAATAATTTGGTTTTTACACGTTCTACATTTATCAGATGAAAAAAATTTCAGGGTTAATACTGCTGCCTTACAATAAGGGCAAAAAGCTTTGCTTGCAAAAAAGAATCCAACTATTGGAGCTGCAACAGGTATGATGCCTCCAATTATCATCATAGGAATTCCGACAAGCGCAATGCCGATTGCTGAAAGAAATCCTCCCAGCACAAAACAAATAGAGCCACCAATTGCCCCGCCTAAAAGACCAATGAAAAAACCTGCAACGGGCGCTTGTTGTAAAGTATATAAATCGGGTGGCCGTGCTTTTGTAGCATCCTCGTTTGGATTATCTATTTTCTTAGCGGAATTTTGTGTCGGGAAGGGCGGCGGTGGCGGTGCTATTATCTGAGCCGCCCCGATTGGATTCCCGCAACTGCTGCAAGAATTACTCCCTTGAACTATTTCTTTTCCGCACTTTGGACAAAACATCGTTTCACCCCCTTATGTTGTTTGTTCAATTAGGTTCAAAAACAAAATACCCGTAAGACATTGGCGAAATTATTTTAATCCAAACTGAGCCTTGCTAATTACTTTCCCGTTTTGAAACATAATTGTCATGTTTGAACCATCTGGATTAGCCCACGAATAAACCTGAGATGTCAGTGTCCCCATTATACCTGGGATTGCAGGCATGGTGGTGCTGGACATTTCTTGCCCTTTAATTCCTGCAATTGTATTTATCTGGACGATGGTCATGTCGGGGTTAACTTTGTTGTATTTTTCCATAGTTACGGGGTTGGACACACCACAACCGAGTATTACCAAGCTAATAAATACGCACATTAGAATATTAGAAATTGTTTTCACAGCAAAGCCTCCTACGTATTTTGTCTTTTGATATGGATAATTATGAACTTATCTCACCGCCTTCCTTAAATTAAAACCGTACCCGCCGCCTGGGCGGATGAGTACGGTCTTATGTTTTAAACAGATTTGAGCGTCGGATGGGTTGGCGGCAACGGTATTTTGCGCACAGCAGGGGGGGGAGTGGCAGTAATTTGAGCGTCCCACGCCTTTAAGAAGCCTTGTTGAAAAAATGTTGTTCTATATCCGCAGTCTGGACAATACCGAGAATTACCTGAAACAGGGAATCCGCACGATTCATTGCCGCATTCATTGACAAGCCCAATACCGCAAATGTGACAATATCTTGTTCCACTAATCATTTCCTCATTGGAGCATCTCGGGCAAATACATGCTTTTCCGCTCTCGTCAACATCCAATCCTTGATAAATCATATAATCAACTCCTGAATAAGTTCTTTCGTTGGGCCAATCAGATAGGTCATTTAAATCATTCCCACATGCGATGCAATAGTTATCATTTTTATTAACTATAGAGCGGCAATGTGTACAGTACGTGCGATGCTCAATAAGCTTATTGATGCCGCGCCTTTCAAGTTGTTTCTTGGACAGAATAACTATGTCAGACAGCGGAATTCCTCGAAGGTATTGATAAATCTCGTATTCTAAACTGTTAATCCGGTTGCGGATGACCACGGTTGTCACGTTGAACAGTTCGGCTAAATCGCTGTGAATAATTATTGTGTTGCATTGATTTCGGGAGCAGCTTTTCATCCGTGATACATATTCAGGAATAAATAATTGATATGGAACCAATGCTTGGGCTGCGCCTTCATTGGCTTGCCATTCAATACTTCTGTTCGATTTTTCAGCGCAGTTAAATACTGGACCGTCGTGAAAAAAATAATGAATAAGCTCGTGCATGCAATCAAAGTTTTGCATAATCTTGTCGCGCCGTTCATTTAAAGCTATTTCTGTACGATTATCGTCCCTGCACAAAATTCCACATATTTTAGTCGAAGGGAAAGGGATAATCTCAAGACTGAAGTTATGGCAAAACCTATAAGCCAAGTCCAATGATTTTAAGGGAAAGGATCCCCCCGTTAGAGATATTCCCATTAGGTCAATTAGGTCATCAACCGATTGGTATAAATCCAATTTGCTCCAAAACTGAGTATCCATTAATTACTTTCCTTTGTTTTTAAACTTTGTTACAAACTCCAAAGCCATTTCAAAATCTTCGGGCGGGATCCCCTGTTTTTTTGCACTCTCCATGATCCTGAAATATGCATCTACTATTTCTTGCCCTGGAACGCTGTTGTTCTGGGGCTTTTCGTTTTTTATCTCGTCGGTTTCTAATGGCGTGTAACTAATAATTTCATCCGCGGTTGAGTTAAGGAAACGGGCTAGCTTTGCGAGCTGTTGCGCAGATAATTGCCTTTCTCCTCGCTCCAATGCGTAGTAGTGCTGAAAAGTAACTCCAAGCAATTCCGCTAAATCATTAGCATTGGAAGATGTTCTTTTGCGTATGTCGCGTAATTTATTTGGATATTTCATAATTTCATCTCCCCATAGATAATAACCTATGTGCTTATTATAAATTAATCTAATAGGATAAAACAATAACTGCAAAAGTTAATAATCGACAAAAAACTAAGCTAAATGAAGAAATAACGAGAAAATGCTTTTAATAACTAACCTATTCGCTTAATATCGAGATTGAACAAACTAATCTTTTAAGTTAGTATAAATTAGGGAGGTGAATAATCATGAATAGCTTTTCAGATGTGGTTAAGGCTGAATTAATAACGCAAAAACTAAGCGTCGTAATCTTTGCAGAAAAATTGGGTTTCACAATGCAATATACCTACAACCTGATAAACAAAAAAGGCAAAAAGCGATGGAATGAAGATTCCATGCAAAGGGCTTGCGAGGTTTTGGGAATCGAGGTCAAGTTTATCAGTAAAAAAACAGATGCTGTTGCTTAACGAAAGGAGCCCAACACCATGGTCATAATCCGTGGGAATCTAAAAACAGGAGAGTGGCACGAAGTTGCCAGATATGCCGATCCGCGCGACGTAACAATTAATCAGGCAGCTGGAGTGATTGCTAGGGCGCTAATGAAAGGCAAGGAAAAAACAAGGGAGACACAGCATGATCGAGCGTAAAAAGATTACCGCCATCACTGTCAACTGCCGCCGCCCGGCATCGCAGGAAAAAATTAACCAGCTTTGTGATTCAATCGACCAAGTTGGGCTGCTAAACCCGATCACCGTCACAGACTGGGGCGTATTGGTGGCCGGACTGCATCGACTAGAGGCGTGCAAAAAACTTGGCTGGATGGAAATCCCCTGCAACGTAATTCGGGAAGAAGATGCGAAGCTGGCTGAGATTGACGAAAACCTAATCCGCAACGAACTGACAACACTGGAGCGCGGCGAACTGCTGGCGCAGCGCAAGGAAATTTATGAGGAACGGCATCCAGAAACGAAGGTCGGCAATACCGTTGAACGGCAGGAAGTAAAACGAAATGATTTCATTTTACCGCCAACATTCGCAGCCGACACCGCCGCCAAGACCGGACTGACGCCGCGATCAATCCAGCAGGAAGTCCAAATTGCCAAAAACATCGCCCCGGAAGTCAAAGAGTCCATCCGCGAAACGCCGATAGCCAACAGAAAAACCGACCTCCTGCATCTCGCAAGAATGGAACCTGCCGAACAACAGGAAGCCGTCGAAAAAGTAACCACCGGCGAAAACAAATCCATTAGCCAGTATATCAAAGAGCAATCCAAGAAAGACCCTGACTGTAAACGAATCGACAGGGAGCACGCTATTTCAAGAAAGGTATCCGACGCTCTGGACCTATCAATATCCACTGGCATTTCAGATTATAACGAAGCAATTGCAATCTATTTTGACTGGGAGCCGGAGTGGACAGTAGACGAATGCATTATGCGGGCTCAGAAAGTTATTGACCACATGACCCGATTGATAACAGCTTTTGAATTAATAAAAAAACCCAGGGTGGTGAAAACATGAAACGGCGTAATACATTGCGTCAGGCTTACCAGCAATTGCTCGAAAGATACGATAAAAACCCGGAAATGACTGAAACTGAAATTTGGGGAATGATGGAATCTTTTGGAGTTGAATACGACAAAGAAGCAGCCGCACGGCAATGGAAGAAACGGAAGGTAGCCGGACTTGTTGCGAAAGCGCGGGACGATAAGGGAGTTCGGGTAATTTACGCAACTCGCAATGATTTGAACGAGACGGTTTACGTGCATGTTGAAAACGAATGCCGTTCGAAACCGCTTTCGGAAATTCGTAAAGACCTTGGGAAGAAGCGAGCTGGTATTTTAAAAGCTTATCGCAAAGTGCAAAAACTTGAAGTCAAGGCGGTCAGTGCTGAGCAGCTGTCATTATTCGCGGCGATGGAAGCTGAAAAAAAGAAAAGTCAAAACGAATAGGCAACTTCCCAAATTAGGAAGCTGCCAAGTGCGGAAATTCCGCAGGTGGATAAACAGTTTGGCGAAATCGCCCAACTCAGCCTGTCAAATTGACAAGCTCAAAATATCTTTCAGCTTAATGCAAATTTGCACAAAGCGTCGGAAGAACAAGAAACGCTTAGTCTAAATTTAAACAAAGCGATCAATCATAAGGAATTACAGGCTGTCAAAAAAATCAGCAAATAGTAATTGATTTCGGCGTCAACGAGTAAAGCATAGAAACGCAAATTGAAAGGAGCAACAACATGAACAAATTTGGCGCAAGACCACGGAGCGAAGTTTTCGCCGACCTTATGAAGTTGTTCTTAGGTAAACATGCAAAATTACTGCTGGAACAGGATGCAAAACAAGAAAGGAGCATGAAAAATGAAAATCAACTCTCACGAAATTCCCGACCCTGAATACAGGAAAGATGCCGAGAAGACCAGAGAGGAAGGCGTACAGGCCAAGATGAGGCTTTTTTCTCTGGGGATCGCAAACAGTGTTGTTGATATTGTCGCAGCGTCAGACAGCCTGGACAAACTCACGACTGCAAGGGATCGCTTGGCCGACAAACTTTATGCTTACTTCACGAGAAAATAATCCGCCTCCACGCAGGAACGTGAAAGCGGATGCTGGGTTACTTCTTCAACTCTGGGCGCAATTTATCAAACTCTTTCTCAATGGCTTTGTTGTTTTCGCCAATTGCAGTGGCAACCGCTTTGGCAATGTTTTCGGCAGATAGCTTTTCGTCAAAGTTTAAAGACAGATCACGCAAGATGATGTTTTTTAGCTCGAATTCAGACAGGCCAACACTCATTGTTATCACCTCCCTTCTTTGGGAGGATTCCACAAAACGCAAAGAGTTCCTGCAACTCAAAGAAGAAAGGAGAAAGCATGAAAACAGTAATTGAAAGGCCGTCGAGGATAAGGCAACTCATGGCCGAAACCCCGAACCCAGACGTAAATGCTATCGCTGTTGAAGCCATCGTCACCTCTATCGAACGGCGAATAAACAGCCACCGACCTGGCGGCTATATTGGGTCGCGAGGAATGGCAAGAGAAATTTATCGCGGAGTAAATCTCGCCCTTTGGAGCGTTATGCCTTGCAACATAACCGACGCGCAACTTCAGTTTATAGACAGCATTACTGATCAGATTATGATCGAAATGAAACGACCTGTTTGCCTGGATTCGTTCAAAAAGCCAGCATTGATTTGAAAGGAGGCCGACAACATGCCACGCATTATGACAGTCAAGCAGTTCGCAGAGGAAATGCAGATCACGCCGACCTTAGCCCGGCAGCGATGCAACAGCAGCGTATTTAGACAAAACAAAATAGCCCGGCGCGAAGGCAGGGACTGGCGGATCGACTGGGACAGGTACAGAAAAATAGTGTGGGGTGAGAAGTGATGCCAAAACGCGCAACAACGATCCAGCTAGTTGGGTTTCAACGCGCCAGCCAATGCAAGACGATCCGCGCCATGCTCGACGGCAGTGTCTACATCATCGGTTATTTCGGTTTGTTGTGGGTCGGTTGCCTGCTGATTGATTGGGCAATGCGATGAATGACCAAAATAAATGAGCCGCTGACACTGCGAATGTCAACGGCTCGGCGAGTCAAAACCTGATTAAGTTTGTGGCCTCACTGTCATTATAACCCAACGAATCGAGGTGGTCAATATGGCCCCCCCACGCAGCCGAAAACGGCACGTATCGCTTGACGGCTGCAGATGATAAAGGCGGCTACTTAATGGAGGTGCGCAATATGTTCACAATCCGCTGCGCCCGCTGCGGCAAGATCCACTACTCAGCCAGCACGCTGCGCCGAGTTGTCAGCTATAACGGCAAGAAGCTGGTCCGCGTGTGCAGCGATGACCGGCAGTGCTGGCCATCAAATAATAAATCATCAGGAGGTAACTATGAAAATATCAAACGACGTGCTTGATGTCCTGAGTAACGCAACCACAAGCGGCAACGCGCTGTCCCTGGTTGGGCAGCTAGACCGCGGTCTATATCAGAAAGCAAATAAGGTGATCGAGGCCGCCGGCGGCAAGTGGAACCGAAAGGCGCAGTGTCATTTGTTCGATGGCGATGCAGCCGACGCGATGGACCAGATCATCTTGGCCGGCGAAGTCACGGTAAAACAGGACTTCGGATATTTCCCGACGCCGGCGGTCATTGTGGACCAACTGATTGAGTTGGCGGAACTTGAACCGGAAATGTTTGTCTTGGAACCGAGCGCCGGGCGGGGAGCAATTGCAAACAAGGTATCGAAGGCCGGCTACGACGTTGATTGCGTTGAGCTACTTGCCGACAACGCAGCCCATCTTATGGGGCTTGGACACGTGGTTTCTTGTTGTGACTTCTTGACGCTTGATCCTGACCCTAGTTTTGACCGCGTTATCATGAACCCGCCGTTCGCCCGCCAGGCTGATATCCACCACGTTAACTACGCAATGAAGTTTTTGAAGCAAGGCGGTATCCTGGTCTCGGTCATGAGTGCCGGAGTGATGTTTCGCACCAACCGGCTGACGGTCGATTTTAGAAACATGGTTGACTCGCACGACGGAGAAATAATTCCGCTGCCGGAAGGTTCGTTTAGGGACTCCGGCACAATGGTCAATACCGTGATAGTGAAGATGTTTGCGTAAGGAGTGAAACGATGAAGCAGACAAAAAAACCAAAAGAACCGCCGATCACTTGCCTGCAGTGCTATCACGCCAACACTACTAGTTATGGATTTCCAGTTTGCTATGAAGTTGGCACGATGCTAGGCGGGAAACTGGTCGCGAAAAGCATATCGCTAACTAATAAGGCCTGCGTAAAATTCAAACCCAAAACGGAGGTTTGCCGATGAACCGCAACTCAATCAAAACATACCACGATACTGCGCAACAGTATTAATTCGCGGGGCATGTCCAAATTGTTATTGGAAAGGAAGTGAAAGTAATGACACTCAAGATTAATAATCTTGAAATCGAAAATGTGAAACGGGTCAAGGCCGTGCGGCTGGAGCCAACGCTAAACGGCCTGACCGTAATTGGCGGCAAGAATGGCCAGGGTAAAACATCCGTGCTGGATGCCATCGCCTGGGTGCTCGGCGGCGACAAATTCCGGCCGTCGACGCCGGAACGCGAAGGCTCGATGGTGCCGCCATCACTCAAGGTTACTCTGAGCAATGGGTTGGTTGTCGAACGGCGCGGAAAAAATAGTGACCTGAAAGTGATTGACCCGCAGGGGAACAAAGCTGGCCAGCAGCTGCTGAATGAATTTATCGAGCAACTGGCACTCGATCTGCCGAAGTTCATGCGTGCCAGCAGCAAGGAAAAGGCGGACATTCTGCTGCAGATCATCGGCGTTGGTGAGCAGCTGCACGCCCTGGAAACGCAGGAAACCCAACTGTATAACCGACGGACGGAAATCGGCCGTATTGCCGACCAGAAGAAGAAGTTTGCTGCTGAAATGGTCAGCTATCCCGAAGCGCCCAAGGAGCCGATCAGCGCCGCTGAGCTGATTAGCCAACAGCAAAGCATTCTGTCAAAGAACGGGGATAACGCCCGCAAGCGTCTGCAAGCCGTCGAAATCAAAAAGAACGTTGATTTTCTTACTGCTAAAGTTGACCGGCTAAGTAGTGAGCTGCGCGAGGCGACAATGCAACACGCCGCCGCTGTTAGCGACCTTGAAATTGTTCAAAAATCAACGGAACAACTGCAGGACGAAAGCACGGACGAACTGGAAAAAAGCCTTGCCGACATTGACGCTATCAATGTCAAAGTCCGGTCCAATTATGACAAGGAAAAGGCTGAAATTGATGCGGATGAATATACCCGGCAATATAACGACCTTTCCGGGGAGGTTGATGCCATCCGTGAAAAGAAAACAGATCTGCTAAAAGGCGCTAACTTGCCACTGCCGGAGTTGTCGGTTGAAAATGGCGATCTCATTTACCGGGGGTACCGGTGGGATAACATGTCTGGCGCCGAACAGATGAAGGTGGCAACGGCCATTATCCGCAAACTGAATCCCGAGTGCGGATTCGTATTGATGGACAAGCTCGAGGCATTTGACCAGGATACCCTGCGTGAGTTCGGGAGTTGGCTGGAATCAGAGGGGTTGCAGGTGATTGCTACGAGGGTCAGCACCAACAAAGACGACTGCAGCCTGATCATCGAAGACGGCTATGTCAAGCCGGATACAGAGCAACAAACAGCATCTTGGGAAAGGGGGAAATTCTAATGCAAGACACTCTGATTATCAAAAAGGACCGGTTTCCGACCGAGGTATACCCGAAGCCGCTTAAAGTAACCACCGAGCTGCACGCTCAGGTCAGAAAACTTTCCAATGAAACCAATATGCCGATCCATAAAGTCGCCTGTCTGCTTGTCAGCTACGCGCTGGATCATGTAAAAGTCGAAGGATAAGGAAGGAGAAAACCATGGCATTAAATATCACGCGCGGAATTATCCAGAAAGCCCAAAAATGTGTAATTTATGGACCTGAGGGAATTGGCAAGTCAACGTTTGCCTCCAAGTTCCCCGACCCGCTGTTTATCGACACTGAAGGCAGCACAAACCACATGGACGTTGCAAGACTGCCTAAGCCGAGCAGTTGGACGATGCTACTTTCCAATGTGGCGGAGGTAAAGAATACCCCTGGCTGCTGCAAAACGCTGGTAGTTGATACTATCGACTGGGCGGAGCAGCTTTGCGTGGCTCATGTCTGCGCGACTTACAACAAAAAGGGCGTCGAGGACTTTGGTTATGGCAAGGGTCATGTGTACGTCAAGGAGGAAATAGGGAAGTTGCTGAACCTGCTCTCTGACGTGATCGAGTCCGGAATCAATGTCGTGCTGACGGCTCATGCACAGATCCGCAAATTTGAATTGCCGGACGAATGTGGCAGCTATGATCGGTACGAATTAAAGCTTGGTAACAAGACGGGCAGCCAAACTTCGGCGATGGTTAAAGAGTGGGCAGACATGGTGCTGTTTGCCAATTACAAACAATACGTTGTGGAGGTGAATGAAAAGAAAAAAGCCCAGGGGGGATCCCGCGTCATGCACGCTGAGCATCACCCCTGTTGGGACGCGAAAAACCGCTGCAACCTAAAACCGGAACTGCCGTTTGACTTTTCGCAAATTGCGCAGTGCATCCCGGCGGCCGTAAGCGACCCTGTACCAGTAAGCAAAGCGCCTGTACCGGAAAAAGTTAGCAAGCCGGACCCGAGACGGGAGGCCCCGGCGCTGTCACCGGTGCAGCAACTGGTGCAGGAAATGAGGCATGAGGAAAAAGAAGCCCCGCCACCTGAACCTGCGGCAAAGGCAGCGCCGGAACCGGCAGCCAAGAAAAATAAAACGCCAAGCGATCCGGCCCTGGTAAAAATCCCGAAAGCGCTGGCAGACCTAATGGCCCAAAACGGCGTTGAGGTCGAAGAAATCCAGCGAGTTGTAGCACTGAAAGGCTATTATCCGCACGATACGCCAATCGATAAGTATGATTCCGGTTTTATCGATGGTGTACTTGTCGGGGCATGGGATCAGGTCTTTGCAATGATCGTAGACAATCGGAACCTGCCTTATTAAAAACAAAATTTTAGGAGGAATAACAATATGAGCAATGATAAAAACATGGAAAAAGAACTGGATTGGGATTCTGAGATCGAGAATGAGTCACCGGATTTTGTACTGCTGCCGGAAGGCGAATATGAATTCGAAGTTATTTCCTTTGAGCGGGCTCGCTATGCCGGCGGGGACAAACTGCCTCCCTGCAACCAGGCGAAACTGAAACTGAAGATTGAAACCCCGGACGGAATTGCAACGGTTAGCAATAACCTGTTTCTGCATTCTCGAACCGAGGGATTGCTGAGCGCATTTTTCAACTGCATCGGCCAGAAAAAACACGGCGAAAAAGTGCAGATGAACTGGGGCCGGGTGATCGGTTCTCGCGGCCGGGCCATGATTGGGATTCGCACGTACAACGAAAAGGAATTCAATGAGGTCAAAAAATTCCTTGACCCCGTGGACGCCACTCCGGCCGCAGGGCAATCTGGAACACAGTTTAAGCCAGGGAAGTTCTAACCAATGAATCTTCGGCCGTACCAGGAGCAGGCCAAGGCTGCTATTTTCAGCGAGTGGGATAAGGGAAACCGAAAAACGCTGCTTGTCCTGCCTACTGGTACAGGAAAAACGATTGTTTTTGCCAAGGTTGCCGAAGAGTGCGTCCGGTCCGGTGAGCGCGTGTTAATCATGGCTCACCGGGCGGAGCTCCTCGAGCAGGCAGCCGACAAAATAAAGAAATCCACCGGGCTTGTATGCGCGGTGGAGAAGGCAGAGCAAACCTGCCTGGGCAGCTGGTACCGGATCGTGGTCGGTTCGGTCCAGTCCCTGACCCGAGAGAAAAGACTGCAGCAGTTTGGCAAGGACTTTTTTCACACACTGATCATCGACGAAGCGCATCACGCAATTTCCGACAGCTACCAAAACGTACTGCAATATTTCGATGCGGCAAAAGCCTTGGGCGTAACTGCCACCCCAGACCGGGGAGACATGAAGAATCTAGGGCAGTATTTCAACAGCCTGGCCTATGAGTACACACTGCCAAAGGCAATCCGTGAAGGGTTCCTGTGCAAGATCAAGGCGCAAACTATTCCGATTAAGCTGGACCTTACCGGCGTGGGAATGCAAAGCGGTGATTACAAGGCGGCGGATGTCAGTTCGGCGCTGGACCCGTATTTGAAACAAATCGCGCAAGAAATGGTCAATTACTGCAAAGGCCGAAAGACTGTCGTCTTTTTGCCGCTGATCAAAACCAGCCAGAAGTTTAAGGACATGTTGACTGAGGCAGGGTTCCGGGCAGCCGAAGTCAATGGCGAAAGCGATGATCGGGCTGAAGTTCTGCGTGATTTTGAAAACGGCCGCTATGACGTGCTTTGTAATTCGATGCTACTGACGGAAGGGTGGGACTGTCCACCAGTTGATTGCATCATCGTCCTCAGGCCAACAAAAATCCGTAGCCTGTATGCGCAAATGGTAGGTAGGGGTACCAGGCTATTCCCCGGTAAGGAAGAACTATTACTGCTCGATTTCCTTTGGCACACCGAACGGCATGACCTATGCCGACCGGCGCACCTGATTGCATCCAGTGATGAAATCGCCAAGAAAATGACAGAAAAGATTGAAGGGTCTGCCTGTCCGCTGGATATTGAAACCGTCGAAAAACAGGCTACTGACGATGTTGTTTCTGCCCGGGAAGAAGCCCTGGCCAAGAAGCTTACCGAAATGAAGTCGCGAAAACGCAAACTGGTTGACCCGCTGCAATTTGAAATGTCGATCCAGGCGGAAGACTTGTCGGGCTATTCGCCTAGTTTCGGGTGGGAGATGGCGCCGCCTTCGGAGGGCCAAATCAAGACCCTTGAAAAACTCGGCATATTCCCGGATGAAATTGAAACGGCAGGCAAGGCAACGAAATTGCTCGACAGGCTGAATGCGCGTCGGGCAGAAGGGTTGACAACGCCAAAACAGATTCGCTTTTTGGAAAGCCGCGGATTTCAGCATGTGGGGACATGGCAATTTGACCAGGCAAAAAACATGATCGATAGGGTCGCAGGAAACGGCTGGCAAATCCCGCAAAATGTTAATCCAAAAGAGTACGTACCAAAAGCGTCGGCTCCTGAAGCGTCCGTTGTAAGTATCTTCGAAGGAGAGTTTTTTAAATAATGGAGAAAATAGAACTCTTGCCACTTCTTGGACATATTGACCCAGGATGCCTGTCATACACTGAATGGGTCAATGTCGGCATGGCCTTAAAGCATGAAGGCTACACGGCGGCGGACTGGGACAACTGGAGCCGCAACGACACGGGCCGATATCGACCGGGTGAATGCTTTAAAAAATGGGGTTCTTTCAACGGAGCGTCGACCCCGGTCACCGCAGGAACGATTGTCGATATGGCGAAGGCGGGTGGCTGGGAACCGATGCAACGAAACGACCATGAACTGGATTGGGACGATATGATCGGTAAAGAAAAAGTCGACAAGGTCATTGTTGATAAAAACTGGCTGGAAGGCCGGGAAATCATCGAGCCGCCAAATTGGAACCCGATTCAGGACGTCGTGAAGTATCTGGAAACGCTGTTTGAAGCCAGTGAAAATGTCGGCTATGTGACCAACGCATGGAAAAAAGAAGGGGAAGACAAGTGGCTGCCGACAAAAGGGAATTTTGATCGCACGGTCGGCCAGCTGATTCAGGAGCTCAATATTTGCGAGGGCGATATCGGCCTGGTGTTCGGCGACTACAATCCGGAATGCGGCGCGTGGATCCGTTTCAATCCATTGGACGGGAAGGGCGTCAAGAATGAAAACGTTACTGATTTTCGCTATGCCCTGGTAGAGTCTGATCACCTTGAAATTGATAAACAGAATGAAATCATCCGGGCGTTGGAGCTGCCGGTTGCCTGCCTGGTGCATTCCGGCAAAAAGAGCCTCCATGCCATAGTCCGCATCGATGCGGCCAGCTATGACGAGTATCGGAAGCGGGTTGATTTCCTATATTCCGTTTGCAAGAAAAATGGCCTGGATATCGACACGCAGAACAGGAATCCGTCTAGGCTGTCTCGCATGCCGGGAGTCATGCGAAATGGGCATAAACAATTCATTGTCGACACCAATATCGGCAAGGCAAATTATAACGACTGGAAAGAATGGATCGAGAGTGTCAACGATGATCTTCCGGAACCAGAAAACATGGCGGCAACATGGGACAACCTGCCTGACTTATCGCCAACACTGATAAATGACCTGCTTCGCCAAGGTCATAAAATGCTGCTTGCGGGACCGTCAAAGGCCGGAAAATCATTCAGTTTGATCGAACTCTGCTGCGCCATTGCTGAGGGGCGAAAATGGCTGTCGTGGAACTGCGCACAAGGGAAAATCATGTATGTGAATTTAGAGCTTGACCGGGCAAGCTGCTTGCACCGTTTCAAAGACGTTTACCAGGCGCTGGGATGGGCACCGAAAAATGTCAGCAATATCGATATTTGGAATCTGCGCGGCAAGTCTATCCCAATGGATAAGCTGGCGCCCAAACTGATCCGGCGGGCGGCCAAAAAAAACTATATCGCCATCGTGATTGACCCGATCTATAAGGTCATTACTGGTGATGAAAATAGCGCGGATCAGATGGCGCTATTCTGCAACCAGTTTGACAAGGTCTGCACGGAACTCAGCTGCGCGGTGATCTATTGCCACCACCACAGTAAAGGGGCCCAAGGTGGCAAACGATCGATAGACCGGGCATCTGGTTCCGGGGTATTCGCCCGCGATCCGGATGCACTGATCGATTTGATCGAGCTGGAAGTCAAGGAAGAACTAATCAAGCAGGAAGAAAACAAAGCTGTTTGCGCTGCCTGCACCGCATTTCTGGACGTTCATCACCCGAACTGGGACGAAGACCTGTCGCAAGATGATTTGTGCAGCGAACGCGTCATGATGGACTACTGCCGCAAAATATTGCCAAACCTTTTCACGACCCTGACCAATGATTTTGTTTATCCGGCGCGCCAAAAGGTTCGGCAGCGCACTGCATGGCGGATTGAAGGCACGCTGCGCGAGTTCCCGAAATTTGAACCGGTAAATCTCTGGTTTGATTACCCGGTGCATAACGTAGATGATATTGGAGTTTTGAAAGATGTCGACGCCGAAGGCGACCAGCCATCGTGGCGCCGGAACTTTAAAAAGAAAAAAGCTCCCTCAGGAGGGAAGGGCGAAAGGGGAATTGCGCTTGAAAATGCATTTGAAGCAGCGGGGTTTGATGGAAAACCAAAGCTGAAATTTATAGCTGAATACATGAACGTAACAGAAAAAACTGTGAAAAATCACATCGCTGAACATGGTGGTTTCATTATTGACAATCAAGGGACGGTGATTAAAAAGGGATGATGGATGCGAAAAAGGTCGATATTTTTTTCCTTCACCCCCTTGTGGATAACTTGGAAACGCCGGAAAAAGTCGATAGTTTTTCCACTTCAGAATCGGAAAGTGTCGAAGTTTTTCTCTTTCCGAATCGGAAGAAAATATCGAGAATTACCGAGACTTTCCGAATCGGAGGAAAACGTTATATATAAATATAAGGAAAGAAAGTGGGGGCTTTAAGTCGCCCCACTTTCTTCCTAAAAAATTTATAAAAGTGCGGCTGGTAAAAAAAGGAGATGAAAGAAAAATGCCAAAACGAAATCGGGCAAAAATATTAAACGCAGTTACGACAATGCCGCCTCTTTATCATTCTGTCCCTGGACAATGTTTTGATATTAGAAACAGCGAAGTGATAAAGTGGCTGGTAAAGCAACCGGAAATTCTGAACTATGTTTGGAACAATATCAAAAATGACGGATCTGTATTTTATGATTCGGAAACAGGAAAGTGGCAAGGCGTAGATTATGGCGCAGATTAATTTTTTCTTGCCGATCATCCCACCGACCATAACGCACCAGCAAAAGAAAGCGACAGTGAGAAAAGGCAAGCCGGCTTTTTACGAACCGCCGGAATTGGCAGACGCCAGACAAAAATTGTCCGCCTACTTGTCGCCGTTCTCTCCGGACGTTCCCCTGACCGGTCCGCTGCAGCTGATCACGAAGTGGTGTTATCCGATCAGCGGCAAGCATCAGAACGGCCAGTATAAAATAACAAAGCCCGATGTTGATAATTCGGTTAAATTGTTTTTGGATTGCTGCACTGCTTTAGGGTTCTGGGAAGATGACGCACTGGTGGCCAGTCTTGTTGTTGAAAAGTTTTGGGCAGAAGTCCCTGGTATCTATGTTTGCATCAGGAAGTTGCCGGAGGCGGGAAAATGATTGATGCATCGATAAAGGCTGCTGCTGAATACGAACGGGGCAAGTCTGAATATAAAGACCGTTTCGGCAAGGTATACGCCGACCCACGGCCAGACATTGACGGGGATGCAAAGCTATGGGTAACACTGTTTATTCTGGCAGAGCGGATTAATTACAAACTATCTGACGCGATGTTTGGCTTTCGGTGTGTCGGGGCTACCCTTGAAAAGCAGGAAAGCGGCGGGTATATCTTAAGGCCCGTAATTGACCCGACGGGAAACTGCGGGTTTAAGGACTGGCTGGAATACCGAAAGCAGGCCGATAAGTGGTTGCTGCCGTTCGTGGGCCCGCTAAAGGGAATGATGCGGGAGTTGGGAGAGAAAACAAAAGAATGGTGGGAGGTCCCGGGATGAATAAGATTGAGGAACCGCGTTGTTATAGGCCCAATGATAATCCATATCCGCTTTGCTTGGGATCTGAAAATCCAGCAGAATTCGCTGAAAACGACTGTATCCGCTGTTGCTTGTACGAAAACATGATAGATGAGGGGTATGATTTATGACCATAATCTGCGAGCAATGCGAAAAGCCTATCGAGTTCAGGCCATGCGATCGGGACGTGATCCAGATAAAATGTTCGTGCGGCGCGGTTTATGAAATTGATGTTGTAAAGATGGATTATCGGCGGATAGTGACCGCTGAGAAGGGTGTGGAGTAAATGGCGGAAACAAACATAAATCTGATACAAGTAGTTGACGCAATACTTACTGATGATGACCTTTCGGAGGATGAAAGGCAGGTGTCATTTTCGCTATACGAATGCCTGTCGTGCCATTGGAGATTTTTCGGGGGGCTACGCGGTTAGGTTATGGATATACGCATCAATCGACAGAATGCCCTGAATATTGTCCGATGTGTGGCAAAAAAATCAATGATCTTGCTTGAGAAGGCACAGCAATGACGAATAGATCAATGCCCCGATACAAACGATGCGTCGGTTACTATTCTTCTTCCGGATCCAAGGGAATTGCCCCGTGTTTTCCCTCGTATTCTTCAACGAATTCCTGGACAAGAAATTCAATTTGAGCATTCAAAGACCGTTTGTTCTTTTTCGCGATGAATGTAATTTTGCTCAGTATTATGGCATCCAGCCTGAGCCCCGCTTGAAGTCTATTTAGTGCCAAATCAAAACACCTCTTAATAAAATACGCTAAAACGTGAAAACATAAAGCTAACATAATGCTAACAAATGCACGTTAAAACGGATAGGAACACGCTGTTTGCATGATGTTTGCACGTGTTTAATTTATGGAGGTGTATCAAATGATCAACTGGCAAGACATCGAGGACCTAGGCTTTGAAGCGGAGCTGCTCACCAATATGGCACTCACTATTGAGGACGCCATGTCTTACGGCCCGGGAACGGCAGCAGAATATCTCCGCACGTTATCGCTGCTTAGAACGCTTTTGCTGCAGCACGCAGATAAATTAAATGTTTTGGTCAAGGCTGAATTAACGGTACAAAAGGAGAATTATGGAGGGTAATCAATCATGAGTGAGGCAGAATATCGCGATTACTGGACAAAACCAAACATCACTGCGGCAAGCTGGCTGCTGAACATCAACGACAAGCGCCGGCAATATATTCAGAACCAAGCTGAGTTCTCTTGCTTGTCGGTAGTCACGTCAGACGGTCAGCCGTCGGCACATAATCCGGGTAGGCCGACAGAAAGAAAAGGCATGCAGCTTGCGGATCTGGAATCGGCAAAGTGTTGGATTATCACGGTCGAGAAAGTTGAGTCCATGTTAAGCCCGAAAAAATCAGCGTTTCTTGAGATAAGGCGGGAAGCTGAATCAACTGCTGGAGAGGGGGAACGCGGACGACCAGCATGGGTTGACTATGCACAGGCTCAGCTAATGAGTCGGCATGGAATAGATTTATCACGTAGGGCAATGTTTGACTGGTGGCGTGAACTCGTAGATCTGACAGTCAGGGTTGCAATAAAAAAGGGCTGCATGTAAAAAATAATAAAGTGCAGCACCAAAATCCCGAATCGATGTGTTATATTGGTATTGTTATAAATTGCCGCTTGGGAAACCTGGCGGCTTTTCTTATGCCATTTTCGTACGGCAAGCCTTGCGGTTTTCTCCTTTTTCCGCAGGGTTTGCCGATTTGTTTTGAGGTGATTACGTGCCGATCATCCACTGCGATCACAGCTGCGCCAATAACATGAACCCGTCGGATCTGTGCATGGTTGGGCCGGATGTTCGGCTTTATTGGATGAATGGGCTTTGTAATAGGTTTAGGCCAAGGCCGCTGCCAGCGCCGCCGCCAATGATAGATCGAACCATAGTACACGGGGAGTCGGGGCGATGCTGGAACCATAAACCAAGCAGGGTCAGGGTCTGGAAATGAAATGCGGGTCCTCCTGGCGCTCAGCAGAACTGCGGGTCTGGCGAGCCCCGATAATTCGCTAGTGACAGATTTTTTTTGACCACTTCCGATTCCGAGTTCGGAAAGTGGAGAAACCAAGAAAGCTAATTGAGAAAAGGCATGAACTTAAAGGGACAAACACAGTTGCCCGAAGGGGTGTAGTCATGGCAAAAGGTCGGAATATCGCCGAAGAAAAAATACTGACCCACGAACTGGCAGCGATTTTTGGTTGCAGCTCACGTTGGATCAACCAGTTGACCACGAACGGATTGTTGACCCAGGTTGAGCGTGGGCGTTATCAGCTGGGCAGCGCGATCCGGGAATATATTGCCGCGATCAAGCAGCAGGCTGAAGAAAAAGACGAGGAAGAAACCGACCTGCGAGAAGAACAAACCATGCTGACTCGCGCAAACCGAAAAATGGCTGAGCTCGAACTTGCCGTAATGAACGGAAAACTACATCGCAGTGAAGATGTGCAAAGCATCATGAATGAAATGCTGACTTCGTTTCGCAGTAGGCTTCTGGCGATTCCGGCAAGGATTTCGCCGGAAGTTGCCGTGGCAACTGACGCCATGGTCGTTCAGCAAATGATTAAGGGCGAAATTTACGATGCCCTTGCAGAGCTTTCAGAATATGATCCTGCAAAATTTACGACAGTAGGCAAGGAGCAGGAGGCCGATACGGTGGTGAAACCGGTTGAAGATGCAAAGCCCCGAGAAAAAACAACGAAAAAACCCCGAGCGGCGAAAAATATCGGTTGATCTTTTCCGTAAGCTTTTTAAGATACTTGCTCCGCCAACGTCGCTCATGGTTTCGGAATGGGCTGACGCCAATCGTAAATTAAGGTCGACAACCAGCGCGGAGCCGGGGAACTGGAGAACTTCGCGTTTTCCTTTCGCCCGAGAGATCATGGACAGCCTGTCTGTTGACAGCCCGGTTCAAGATATATGTTTTATGAAAGGCGCCCAAGTCGGCGGGAGCGAAACCGGCAACAACTGGATCGGCTACGTCATCGACCAGGAACCCGGGCCAGCCATGCTGGTCGAGCCTTCGGTGGACATGGCGAAGCGATACAGCAAACAACGAATTGCCCCCATGATCGAGGATGCACCGTGTTTGAAAGACAAGGTAAAGGACGCCAGATCGAGGGACAGCGGCAATACAATCCTGTGCAAAGAGTTTCCCGGAGGGATTCTTGTATTGACCGGGGCCAATTCGGCTGCCGGGCTGCGGTCTATGCCGGTCCGGTATGTGTTTTTGGACGAAGTGGACGCCTATCCAGAAGATGTGGAAGGGGAGGGCGATCCAGTTGACCTGGCTGTGGCCAGAACCAGAAACTTCAGTAACCGCAAAGTGCTGAAAGTATCCACGCCGACCGTGAAGGGCGTTTCGCGCATTGAAGCCGACTATGAAGCTAGCGACAAACGCAGGTATTTTGTTCCCTGTCCCGAGTGCGGGCACATGCACGTGCTGATGTGGGGAAACTTTGTTATCCCTGTTGATGAAAAAACCGGAAAGAAACGGCCCAAAGAAGCTTACATGGTCTGCCCGGAGTGCGGTTCAATCATCCACGAACATCACAAAACTTTCATGCTCCAGCATGGAGAGTGGAGAGCCACTGCGCCGCAAAACATCGACGTTAAAAAGCGCGGTTACCATATTTCAACACTCTATTCGCCTCTCGGATACTTTTCCTGGGCCGAGTGCGCGGAAGAATGGCTCAAGGCGCAGAAAAAGCAGAGCCGCTTAAAGACATTCGTCAACACGATCTTGGGCGAAACATGGGAAGAACTTGGAGAAGGGACCGATGCGGAAACGCTACTCGCTCGCCGCGAACGATACAACTGCGATGTGCCGCAGGAAGTGCTGGTATTGACTTGTTCGGTCGATACCCAGGACAATCGGCTGGAGTATGAAGTGAAAGGCTGGGGCCTGAATCGTGAAAAATGGGGAATTCAATACGGGGTGATCATGGGCGATCCGGGACGTGCCGAGACATGGGCGGACCTGGACGGAGTTTTGCAACGGAAATTTACCCGCGAAGATGGCCTGCAAATGAAAATTGCCACGACTTGTATTGACTCCGGCGGTCATCACGCCAAAGCAGTTTATGCCTACTGCAAAAAGCGGGAGATGTGGCGCGTATGGGCTATAAAGGGCAGGGGCGGCAGCGGAATCCCATTCATTTTCAGACCCAAAAGTAAAAACGCGGCTGGCATTTGGCTGTTTCTGGTCGGCGTCGATGTCGGCAAGGATTCCATCGCGTCGGACTTGATGCTCAGCGAACCGGGACCGAGTTACTGCCACTATCCGATCGAGGAGTTAAAGGGATACGGGCGCAACTACTTCGAAGGACTGACGTCAGAGCGCCGAAAGCTCAGATATAAAAACGGCCGCGCCAGTGTTGTGTGGGAAAAGCGATATGAAGGGGCGCGAAATGAACCGCTGGATTTAGAGAATTACAATCTGGCGGCCATCGAGATCCTGAATCCCAATATGGAACTGCTGGCAGAAATGCAAGGGTCTGGAGCAGGAACGCAACCAAAACCGCAAAAAGGCACGAAAAAACGCCGGGTGCTTAGCTCCGGCGTTTCTGTTTGATCAAGGAGGTATGTTGCATGACACTAACAGAGGCAAACCAGCACCTTCAAGCATGGTTGGCAGCCGACTTGGCTTTAGCCGAAGGACAGGAATTGCGCATCGGCAGTAGGACGTTGACCCGCTCTAACGCGGCGGAAGTTAAAGAGCGAGTCGCGTACTGGCAACGTGAAGTTAATAGGCTGTCTGGCCAGTCCAGGCGGTTTCGAAGGGTGGTGCCAATCGATTGATGAGACAACGATCGACTGGTTGGATTAACAGGAAGGCGCCGGCTAGGGTGATGGGTCGGGCAGACCCCAGCGAAGTCACGGCAATGCCGACCGTAGTGAATACCGGATACTCGCATCATGGAGCGAACAGGACGAGAACGTCCATGATCGGATGGAACAATATCAGCGCTTCGCCGGATGATGATATTACGGCGAACGTATCGGACTTGCGACAACGCGGTCGCGATCTCTACATGGGTAATCCGCTTGCAACCGGTGCAATCAAGACAGGCCGGACCAATGTTGTAGGAATTGGCCTGCAGCTTAATCCGCAAATCGATGCGCGGTTTCTCGGGTTTAGCAACGAACAGGCTGAGGCGTGGGAACTAAATACGCGCCGTGAGTTTGCACTGTTTGCCGACAAAAAGAATTGTGACGCGGCCCGAATGTGCGATTTTTACCAACTCCAGCAGTTGGCGTATGTGTCGGCGGCCATGTCCGGCGACGTGTTTGCGCTGCTCCCTATGATTCGGCGCGTCGGCGATGTGTATTATTTGAAAATCCAAATGATAGAGGCCGACAGGATTTGCAACCCTTACGGCGTGCCCGAACAGCCGCCGGTCATGGAAGGGATAGAGACGGGGATATATGGCGAACCTGTTGCCTATTATGTTGCCAGGTATCATCCGCTTAGCTTGCTTAATACCAAAATTAACGAATGGACGAAAGTTCCGGCATTCGGAGCCCAATCTGGCCGGCGTAATATGCTGCATCTCATGATGGACATGGAACGCCCTGGGCAACGGCGCGGAGTGACGATTCTGGCACCGGTCATCGAGGCGCTGAAACAGCTCGGACGCTATACAGATGCTGAAATTATGGCAGCAGTTGTCAGTGGTTATTTTACGGCGGCTATTACTTCGGAAAACGGGGATGCTGGAGCTGGTTTCGGAGAGGATGCAGGGGGCGGGATGGTCACCGGCACGTCTGTTGATGATGACATGCGGGGAAGTATCAAGCTAGGGAACGGGACGGTAATTGAGTTGTCGCCGGGAGAAGACTTTAAGTCCGTTAATCCTGGTCGGCCTAATACGGCATTTGACGGATTTGTTTTGGCGATTTCGCGGCAAATCGGGGCGGCGCTTGAAATCCCGGTCGAACTCTTAAACAAGCACTTTACCGCATCATATTCGGCGTCGCGCGCGGCGCTGCTGGAAGCATGGAAACATTTCCGTCGACAGCGAGACTGGTTGACTACAGATTTCTGCCAGCCAATTTACGAAGAGTGGCTTACCGAGGCCGTGGCCCGAGGGCGAATAAATGCTCCGGGCTTTTTTGATGACCCGGCCATTAAGGCTGCTTATTGCAGCGCCGAATGGAATGGTCCGTCGCCAGGGCAGATCGATCCGCTCAAAGAAGTTACTGCTGCAGTGATACGGGTTGAGAACGGGTTCAGCACGCGGGCGAGGGAAACGGCAGAACTCACCGGTGGAGACTGGAACCAAAATTACCGGCAGCGCGTCAGGGAAGAAAAGATGATGCGAGAGGGAGGGCTGACCGTCGAATCCCAAATAACCGTCAAGTCTGGCGAAAAGGAAGGTGATGAGCAAGATGCCAAAGACGATAAATCTTAATATTCATGGGGCGATTGTAGATCAGGACTTTTGGGGGATGGGACTGCCGACTCCGCAAAAAGTGATTGATCAGATCAAGGACGCTGGCCCAGGAGATCAGATCGCTGTTCACATCAATAGTCCCGGCGGAAATGTGTTTGCAGGGCAGGCAATTCACAACATCCTGAAACAAAGCCTGGCGAACGTGACGGTATATATCGACGGTGTCGCCGCTTCGATAGCGTCGGTCATTGCGATGGCTGGCAATAGAGTTGTAATGCCGCCAGGAACCATGATGATGATCCATAACCCGCTACAGTTGATGCTTGGGGGATATTTTGCCGGCGAACTAAGGGATACAGCGGACTATCTGGACAAAATCCGCGACGCCATGGTTGCGACCTATCAAACGAAAGTCAAGAGTAAAAGCCGGGAAGAATTGATTGCCATCATGGATGCAACCACATGGCTGACGGCAGAAGACGCGGTCAAATCCGGTTTTGCCGATGAAGTTTTGGAAATCGGCGCGATTACGGCAAGTATCAATGGCAAAACGTTGAATGTCGCGGGCATGAGCTTCGATTTGAGCCCATTTGCGACGCTGCCGGCATTCGTGAACGCCGCTCCAATCGTATCCGCCGTAATGCAACGCGAACCGCCAGCAGCCCCTGTAAAAACAATCAATGAGGAGGAGAAAATCTTGGATAAAAAAGAGTTTCGTGAAAAGTACCCGGAAGTTTACAACGAGATTGTGGCCGACGGGGTGACACAAGAGCGCACTCGCATGAAGGCGCTCGATGACGTTGCACTTCCTGGCAGCGAAGACCTTGTGAACAAGGCTCGGTATGAAACAGGATCGACGGCGGAGCAAGTAGCCATGCAGATCATTGCCAGCGCCAAAGAAAAAGGAAGTAAAACGCTGCAGGTCATGGCCGCCGATGCGGCAGAACTATTCCCTGTCGGCGGCGCAGTAGCCCCGGCGGATACCAAGGCGCAGGAAGAAAAAGAACGGCAAGCGCTGGTCGACAAGATGACAGCCTATGCCAATGAAGGGAGAGGAAAATAATGAACGAAAACTTGGCTGTGACTTCTGAATCCTTATTGAATACGGAACTTTTTGTTTCAGGGTCAGGGATTCCAATTGTTACTGATTCGGGAACGGTTGCTATCAGCGCAGCCCTGACCAGGGGCTCGGTCCTTGGCAAAATCACCATTGGAGCGGCAACGGCTGTGGTAAACGGGCCTGGTGAGGCTGGCGCCAATACCGGGAACGGAACGCTGACTATGGACGCAACGACCCCGATTTTGGCCGGAGCCAAGGCCGGTATCTATACGGCAATGGTTGTTCGCGCTGCGTTGGCACAGGTCGGAACAACTCCGGCGGTACCTGCGCAAAAAGCGATTGTCGAATTCAAAGACCCTGACGGCAATCTGCTGGAAGTTATCGACCTTGCGACAACCCCGGGGAATACTGTCGCAAATCAGCTGAAGTTTGTCATCCTTGAAGGAGAAACTCCGTTTGCAGCCGGCGACGGGTTCAAGGTTACTGTTGCTGCCGGGTCGGGAGAATACAAACTCGTAAATAGCGCCAGCATTGACGGTAGCAATGTGCCGTTTGCCATTCTGGCTGGTGATGCGGATGCCAATTCCGTCGCTGCTGTCGCCCCGATGTATCTGACTGGTGAGTTTAACGCGGCGGCGCTGGCCTTTGGCGGGTCCGACACCTATGCGACGCATAAGGACGAACTGCGCAAACTCGGAATTTTTGTCAAAACTGTAGCGTAAGGAGGAAATAAAACATGCCTATTAGCGTATTTGAAACCAGAACCCTGCTCGGCGTGGTCCGCAACATGAAACCGGCGAAGCGGTTTTTGACCAACACGTTTTTTGGAAGAGTCAATCCAATCATCACCCCGACTGTCGATATCGATGTCGTAAAAGGAACTAGGAAACTGGCGCCATTTGTCTCGCAACGCATTGGAAGTAAAACTGTTGCGGGTGACGGGTTCACCATGCAAACCTACAAACCTCCGATGGTGGCTCCGGACTATCCCTTTACCGGTGAAGATTTGGAAATGCGATTGCCGGGTGAAAATATTTACTCCGGCAATTCTCCCGATGATCGCTTGGCCGCTCTCGTTTCACAAAAATTGGCATTGTTTGATGATATGATCGGCCGACGCGAAGAATGGATGGTTGCTCAAGCATTGGTGACCGGACAGATTCCTGTAGTTGGCGAGGGGATCAATCAACTCATTGATTTCAGCTTCACGAATAAATCTGGTGCTTTGGCGGCCAAGGCTAAGTGGAACTATGTTGCGTCTGACTATACTGGAGATCCGATCAAGAACCTGAAAACTTGGAAACGGTTGATGGCGAAAGCGGGGTTCACCCCGACCCATGTCGTCATGGACACCGATGCGGCAGATTCATTCCTTGCTCATCCTGCGGTGGTGAAATATTTCAACACGCCTTCGGCGAATTTCGGCAACTTCTCGCCTCGTTCCAAGGACCCTGACGGAACCAGCTTTATCGCACATATCAATGAAATCGGTCTCGACATTCTTTCATACGAGGAATGGTATGTCGACCCTTCAGACAATGTCGAAAAGCCCTTATTGCCATCAGGTACGGTGATTATGGCATCGGCTGATTCTGCAGCAACTGGTTTTACCATGGCCTATGCGTCCATCATCGACGTGAATCACGGTACGTTCAACCTTCCGCGCGTGCCCAAAAGCTGGATGCTGGAAAAACCGTCTGTACGGTATCTGTCGATGCAGTCCCGTCCGTTGCCGATCCCGACAATGGTCGACAGCTGGTACGTCGCTACGGTGCTGTAGCCATGAGCTTCATGAATCAGGCGGTCAAGGATTTGGCCGCCTTTTTCAATGCTTTTGCGGAACTCCACAACGTAAACGGCACTGACATGCTCTGCATTGTGGACACCGACATGAGCAAAGAGCGGAGTGATCGGCAAGGAGAGCAATATGACGGAGTTTTCTTGACCATGGCCAAGTTACATGTCAAAAAAACGGATTTGCCTAAGCGGCCGGTTTTCGGCAAAGTATTGCGCCTTGACGAAAAGCCATATATAGTGGCGGACTGCGCTGATGAGGAGGGTGTTTGGGTGATTACGTTGGGGCTGAATGACGGATGATAAAAATTGAAACCAAAGATCTGATGAGGGCAGAAGAAATCTTGCAACATATTCCGGGCGCTGCTGTAAAAGCTGCTGCATCTGCGCTGAATCGTTCAATAGAAGCAGGTGTCACTATGGCATCCATAAAGGCGCGAGAAGAATACTTCATATTGCATCGATCGATTAAAGCAAGCGTGAAAATTAATCGTGCACGTGCTGATAAATTGATTGCGTCGGCGATCTCAAGAGGTCCGAGACGTGAGTTGATTGATTTTCGCGTTAGTCCACCAACGGCAAAGCGTGTTCCGATGGTACGGGTTGCGGTTAGGAAATCGGGTGGAATAAAAGATTTGCCGGGGGCATTTGTAGGTGTAGGGCAAAGGACTGGGATGCTCCATGTTTTGAAAAGGACGGGCAATAGCAGATACCCGCTTCACATCAAATACGGCCCATCCGTACCGGAAATGATTGGCGGGCAAAGAGTGAAACCTTTTGTGGAAGAACGTGCAAAAGAAGTGTTTTTGCGACGTCTTGACCACGAAATTGGCCGGATACTGGAGGCACAGAAATGACAGCACTGGTTCTGCTTGACGACTTAAAACAATTCATTGCAAAAGCCGTGGAAAACTTCCTCCTTACGTCTGGCCAAACGCTAGCCGCGCCGAAAGTGCACAAAGGCTATCTGCCGAACAATGACGATGACAGCCCGACATTTCCATATGTCATCGTTCGGCTGACAAAAGTCAGGGATGACAGCAGCGGTTCCACGGCTCGGATCATCATCCTGATTGGCACGCAGTCAGAGGATGATGACGGATACATCGACGCCTGGAACGTCGGCGAACACATCCGGCAAACACTGTTAACAAACCGGATAATGTCAAGCATGTTTAAGTTGCAACTGCCGCTGGAACTCGAATCACCGGAGCGTGAGCAGCCCTATCCGGAAGCGATCTGCTGGCTGACAACCCTGTGGGAGATACCACAACCACAAAATAAACTGGAGGATGGTGTATATGGCGAAGATATCCCCGGATCAGGCAAAATCTGAACCGGTAAAACGCGAACAGCTGATCTATATCGGGCCGAACGTGCCCGGCGGCATGCTGCAGCGCTATCAGGTGTTTCGCGGCGGCAAGCCCGAGCATCTTAAGGACCTGTTCGAAAAATGTCCGACATTGCAGGGCTTGTTTGTGCCAGTAACGGATCTGGCAGTAGTCGAAAAGGCGCTGGGCGAAGCGGGAACCGTGGAAAACACGTTATACCGCGAAACCGCCAAGTTTTTTGCGAAGGGAGGGAAATAATCCATGGCATACAAACACGGAGTCTACGGCAGTGAGGAACCTACCTCAATCCTGCCGCCAGTCCGCATCGCCGCCGGCCTGCCGGTTGTGTTCGGTACCGCGCCGGTGAATCTGGCAACAGACCCGGCAGCAGTCAACACGCCGACGCTCTGCTATACCTACCCTGAAGCGGTCGCGGCGTTTGGTTATTCGAGTGATTGGGACAGCTACACGCTTTGCGAATTCATCAAATCCCATTTTGCGCTGTTCAATGTGGCGCCGGTAGTGATGGTGAACGTGCTCGATCCGGCTACTCACAAAACCGCGGTGACCAACCAGGCAGCCGTCTTGGTAGCAGGCAAAAAGACGTTGCCGGACCTTGGCATCATGCTTGATACGCTTGTGATCAAGCTGACGGCAGAGGGCAGCCCGCTTGTCAAAACGACCGACTACATCGCGGCCTTTGATGCCGACGGTAAAGTCTTGATCTCGCGAATCTCTACCGGGGCCATCACCACGGACACAACTTCGCTTGTCGTATCCTACGACAAACTGAACCCCAGCGCGGTTACTTCGTCCGATATCATCGGCGGGGTGGATGTGTCAACGGGAGCCTACGAAGGCTTGGAACTGGTTAACCGGGTGTTCCCGCTGTTCCGGCTGATTCCCGGCCAGATTCTGGCGCCGGGTTGGAGCGACGATCCGGCGGTTGCGGCCGTCATGGTGGCGAAGGGGTCCAATATCAACGGGCATTTCCGGTGCATCGCCTTGACAGACATCCCGACTGACACCGTGGGCAAGTACACCGAGGCCCCGGCATGGAAGGAAACCAACAACTGTGTGTCGGCGCGGCAAGTCAACTGCTGGCCTAAAGTGAAACTCGGCGAGGAAACATTCCATCTGTCGACCCAACTGGCCGGCGTGATCTGCCGGGTTGATGCGGCAAACGACGATATTCCTTATGCCAGCCCGTCAAACAATGGGCTGCAAATGAACGGTGCGCTCGTAACCGATGATGCCGCTGTGATTCTTGGGCCGGAGCAGGCCAACTACCTGAACGGCAACGGCATCGTCACAGCGCTGAACTTTATCGGCGGCTGGCGAGTCTGGGGAAACCGCACTGGCTGTTACCCCGGCAACACCGACCCAAAGGATGCGTTCATCCCGATCCGTCGGATGTTCGACTGGATCAACAACACGCTGGTGACAACCTTCTGGCAGAAAGTCGATGCACCGCTGAACCGGCGTTTGGTGCAAACCATCGTTGATTCGGCAAACATTTGGCTGAACGGACTGGCTGCCCGCCAGATGATCCTCGGCGGCCGGGTGGAAGTGCTGCCCGAGGAAAACCCGACAACCGACCTCATGGACGGGATTATCCGTTTCCATGTCTTCGTGACCCCGCCCGGGCCGGCGCGTGAACTCGATTTCATCATCGAGTACGACCCGGCATATCTTGAAACGCTGTTTGCAGCGTAGGAGGTGGACTGAATGGCAAACACCAATGAACTTCCTGAAATCCTGCAAAATTTCCGGGTATACGAATCCGGCGGCAACGACCTGAAAGGCGTTGTTGACGTGACCCTGCCCAGCCTGGAAGCCATGACCGAAAGCGTAAAAGGCGCAGGAATCGCCGGCGAGTATGAAACCCCGGTTGTAGGTCACTATAAAAGCATGACGGTTGGGCTGAAATACCGCACGGCAACGGCAGGTCTCTTGGCGCTTTCCGCGCCGAAGATCCACGCGCTTGATTTGCGCGGCGCGATCCAGGCCAGAGACGATGCCAGCGGGACGCTGCGAACTATTCCGATGCGGGTGGCAGTTCGCTGCTCGCCGAAGAAAACGGAACCGGGCAAATTCGAAGTCGGCGCCGGAATGGATGCGTCCAACGAGTTTGAGTGCACGTATTTGAAAATCACGTTGGACGGCAAGGACATGGTCGAAATCGACAAACTGAATTACAAGTGTGTGATCGACGGCACAGATTATCTCGCTGAGATCCGCAGCGCACTCGGAATGTAAGCCAAAAGAAAAAGCCGGGCCTGAAAATGGCCCGGCGTGTGTTTATGAAAGTTATTTTGTAAGGCGGCCTATGATGAATCCGGCAATGATGGCTGGAAACGCGCTGGACTGCGATTCTTTTCGCGGTTCGTCACTGGAAAGTTTGCTGTAATAATAAGCAAAGAAAATCAGAAAACTAACAATCGTCGTCAGCCAGAAAGATGTGGTCGGCGACGTACCAAAGATCATACGAGTAATATCATCTAGAAAGTATCCGGTGATGAATGCCGACGGAACCGAAAACAACAGGACTATGAAGATTAAAAAGAATATCATTGAATTCCCTCCAATCGTGCTCTCTTTTTTGATTATAGCATTTTATAGGAGCGTGTGAAACATGAAAATCAACTTGAAAAAGCCTGTAACCTTTGAAGGCAAGGACTATACGGAGATCAACGCCGAATTCGACAACCTGACTGGGCAGGACCTGATCGACGCAACCAACGAGGCCAGAGCACGCGGCGATCAGTCAGTCATCATTGAACTGTCAAAACTGTATCAGGCGATTGTGGCAGCAAAAGCGGCCAAGGTTCCCATTGATATGGTTATTGCCATGAATGGAAAAGATTTTGTGACTGTAACAAAGGCTGCACAGTCTTTTTTGCTCGAATAGGCCTCGGCAAAAACGGGGCCAAAAAATTAATGCGGGTTGCGTTAAATCTGGCAATGTCAAAAACCTATACGCCGGTATTCTATTGGCTATCATTGCCGATTGCGGCTATGTTGGATTGGATTGAAATCGTTATGGAAGCCCAAAGGAGGAAGTAACGTGGCGGGAAAGATGTATGAAATCGCGTTCAAAATCGGAGCATCTGTAGCGGGAAGTTTTTCCTCCGCTTTCATTTCGGCGGCGGATAAAATGTCAGCGCTGGAGGCCAAGACAAGAAAACTAAAGGCCAGCATGAACAATATCGACCGGATGTACTCAAGCGGTGCTCTGACAGCTGCTGAGTTCGGTAGGGCGCTGGCTAAGGTCGGCAACGAAATCGAGCGCAATGAACGACTGCAAAAACGAATGGCAAGTCTGCAAAAAATACAGGACAATGCCGGTAAATTTCAAAGCGGCGCCAGAACGGCCATGGCTGCGTCGGCAGCTGTCGGCAGTACGCTATGGATCCCCGCGCAAAAAGCCATGAGCTTTGAAACGAATATGGCCGGCGTTGCCAAACAGGTAGATGGCGCCCGGGACGCGCAAGGAAAGTTGTCGGATATCGGCAAAGCCGCGCAGTCTGACATCATGGGTCTTTCCAAGGACCTGAAGATAGCTCCGGACGAAATTGCCAAGGCCTACGCTTTCGCCGCCCGTGCTGGCGTAAAGGGAACCGAAAATCTTCGCAAGATGTCCGAAATGGGCGTCATGATGGGTACGGCATTTGAAATGCCGCGTGAACAGGTGACGCAGTTAATGGCTGAAATTGCAAACTCTCTTGGCCATGATCTTGGCACCGCCCAGGGAATCGCAGCCATTGAGGAATTGGGCGACCGTATCAACTATGTCGACGATCAGACCATCGCCAAAGGGCAAGATCTAATTGACTGGATGAAGAGAAGTGCTCCAATTGTGAAAAACATGGCAGGGAAGATGTCTAGCAGTTTTCAGCTTGGTCTTGGCGCCGGCTTTCTGTCTACGGGCATTAATGCGGAACAGTCGTCGACGGCAATGCGGAGCATGCTGACCAAGTTCGCAGCACCGGAGCGCGAGTCGAAAGACTTTCATTGGGCGCTGGGGCAGCTGAATATTAACGCTAAAGACCTCCAGCAAAGCATGATTGATAACCCGGAAGAGACAATCATGAAAGTATTTGAGAGGTTAAAGGGCGTCGATAAGGGGACCCAGCTAAACGTCATGTCGGAACTGTTTGGCAAAGAACATATCGGGGTATTGTCTGCTTTGGTTGGGAACATGGATAAGTTTACCGCGTCAATAACGATTGCCAATTCAGAAGCGGCCAAGGGCAGCATGCGCAAAGAGTTTGAAATGCTATCGATGACTACGGCGCGAATGCTGGAAGGGGCGCAGGCCTCACTAACAAGAATGATGATTTTGGCAGGTCCTGGGTTATTGGAGAACCTGCAGGGGAAAATGAAAACCCTGAGCGAATTTGCCGAGTCGGTAGGGACGTTTGCCAAGGAGTACCCGGAGTTTACTGCGAATCTGATGACTGGAACGTTGGCACTGGCGGCGTGGGGAATGGGCCTGTCTGCTGCGACATGGGTTGTCTCATCTGCAGTAGGGCCGATTATTTCGCTTACCCGTTGGTTGTTTCTTTCGCGGGTGGCAACGGACGGATCGGTGATAGCTTCGCGGGTCCATGTGGCTGCAGAGTATGCACGCGCTGCGGCGATGAAAGTTTCAGCGGGAGCGCAATGGCTTTGGAATGCGGCCATGACAGCGGGGCGGTGGCTGGTATCTGTCGGTGCTATTGCGGCGCATACCATAGCTGCGCTGGCGTCAGCAGCCGCAACCGGAGTATGGACTGCGGCCCAGTGGTTATGGAATGCGGCCATGACAGTCGGCAGAGGGCTGTTGTCTTTAGGAATGATTGTAGCTCACGGTGTAGCTGTCGGCGCGGTTGCGTTGGCCACAAAAGCATGGGTGGCCGCGCAGTGGCTGATTAATGCAGCGATGACGGCAAACCCGATCGGGCTGTTAATCCTCGGAGTTGCCGCGTTGGTGGCTGCGGGGGCCTGGCTTTACCAAAACTGGGATACCGTCAAACAATTTTGGACGCTGCTCTGGAACGATCCGATGGCGGCGCTGCAGTCTTTTGTTGACGGGATTAAAGCAAGGTTCGGGCCGGTGTTGGCATGGCTCGAAGGAAAATGGACGGCGCTGAAAAACCTGTTTGGCGCAGGTGTGAGTGTTGGCGCTGTGAATGTTGACGGCGGCGGTACACCTATTCCGGTTGATACAAATGCGCTTGGCGGCATATATGAACGCGGTTCCTTCCTGACCACGTTCGCCGAAGATTCTGCGGAAGCAGCCATTCCACTTGACGGCAGCGCACGGGCGGTATCGCTCTGGCAGCAGGCAGGGCAGATGCTGGGAGTCTCGCCGGGTGGTGGCAGCGTCATGCATGCCACATTCTCACCAACGATCATGATTTATGGCAATCCCGAACCCGGCCAAGTGCAGCGCGAAGTGGAAAGCGCCAATCGGTCGTTTCTGGATTATCTTCATAACGAAAGGCGGTTGAGTTTCGCCGATGAGTAAAACATACAACACGCGACAGGGTGACACGTGGGACCGCATTGCTCTTGATCAGATGGGTAGCGAGAAATACATGAGCTTACTGATCGAGGCGAACAGTAAATATAATCAGGTGGTGGTATTTCCCGCCGAGGTTCCGCTGGTGATTCCGGCGGTACCGGTTGTTACAGCAGCCACGCTACCGCCGTGGAAGCGGTGATATCATGCCGGTAGCAAGACGGGCACGAGTACAAATCACCTATAACGGCAAGGACATCACCCGCGATATTGCGCCGTATCTGAAATCGTTCGAGTACAGCGATAATGCTGAGGACAAATCGGACGAAGTTCAGATTACACTGGAGGACAGAGATCTGCTTTGGTGCGGCGACTGGTTTCCCGAAAAAGGCGATACGGTCGAAGCGACGATCATCGTAACCGACGATTCCGGCGAAACGCGGCTGCCATGCGGTAGCTTCGAGGTCGATGAAGTAGAATCGGATGGGCCGCCGAACACGGTAAAAATCAAGGCGGTATCGGTGCCACTGTCATCGGGCATTCGGCATGACAAAAACAGTAAGCCGTGGGAAAACGTCAAGTTATCGGCCATTGCCGGCGATATCGCCCAAAAGGCAGGTATGCAGCTGACGTTCGAATCGGATGATGATCCAACATTTGACCGCGTGGATCAGGTGCGCCGGGGCGATCTTGTATTTCTGCAGGAACTTTGTCAGCGCACCGGCAAAGCACTGAAAGTCACAAGCAAAAAGATCGTGATCTTCGATGAAGAGCAGTATGAAAAAGCCGGATCTGTGGTGGCTCTGAAAAAAGGCGAATCAAACATTAAGAGTTATCATTTTGCCAGCAAAAACCTGTCGCCATACAAATCGGCAACCAACAAATACCACGACGCCAACTCAGGGAAAACATATAAAGGCAGTTATACGATCCCACTGCTTGGGGATAAAAAGTAGGTGATGTTATGGCAGTCACATTATTGACAAACGAGAGAGTTTCCAGTGACGCCGAAGCCGAGAAAGTCGCAAAGAAGCGGCTCCGGCAAAAAAAGAAAGACGAACACACGGCCAGCCTGACGCTAGGGCCTGGCGATACCCACCTGGTCGGCGGCGTGAATGTCAATGTTTCCGGTTGGGGCGGCCATGACGGCAAGTATGCCGTGACCAAGGCCAAGCACTCCGTGAATAGTTCCGGTGGATATGGTACAGAGATTGAGCTGCGCAAGTGTCTGGAGGGATATTGATGGCGGGATGGGAAGAAACGCTGCGGATCGGCATGGTCGTTTCGATTGATGAAAATAAGCATACGGCGCGAGTGCAATTTACGGACAGGGATAATATGGTGTCGTGGGATCTAAAAGTGTTGGTTCCCAGTACCGTGGATCCGCAGGATTATGGGCTGCCGGTCGAGGGAACCGAGGTTCTTTGTGGTTTTCTACCGAACGGCCAGCAGCAGGGGTTTATCATCGGGGCGTTTTACACAGATGCGAACCCGCCGCCGATCGCGGATCGAAACAAATATCTGCGGAAGTTCAAGGACGGAACATCAATCGAATATGACAAAACGACAGGGGACTTGATAACCAAAACGGCGCATCATCATTCTGTAAATCCATAGGAGGAAATATCATGCCAGCTATTGTCCGGGTCGGCGATCCTCACGCCTGCGGCGCTGTTGCCCTAGAAGGCAGTCCCAATACCTTTGTAAACGGCAAACCTGTTCACCGCGTCGGCGATGCCGACAGTCATGGGACAGTGCAGGCACAGGGCAGCCCAAACGTCTTTGTTAATGGGCGGGCTGTCGCAAGGGTGGGGGATAATCACGGCGGATGTCCCGATCCTGATCCGCCGCATCCGCCAAGTCCGCATAGTGCCGGAAGTCCAAATGTATTTGTAAATGGGGGCTGAGCCCATGGAAATCAATATCAATAATCTGACGCAGATCGGCGCCGTGAACTGGGCACCGGCTACCGTGGTCGAGGAAGTGATTCAGAACGTCCGGACGATCCTGACGACAACGGTCTATTCCGTGCCGCTGGATAGAATGTTTGGGCTGAATCCAGACATGCTGGACTTGCCGCTGCCGCTGGCAATGGCAAGATTGACTGCCGAAATCGTCGCAGTGGTGGAGAAATTCGAACCCAGAGCAGCGGTAACAAAGGTCATGTTCGGAGCCGTCAAGGCCCAAGAAGATAAAGAGGCGGAAGCTATGGACGGTCGCCTGAGTCCGACGGTGAGTCTCCGGATCAAGGAGGAATAATATGAGCATCGGCACGTTCGGCCCGCTGACGTTTGAGACGTCGGAAAAGCGCATCCGGACCTTCGACGCATTCAAACGCAAGACCCAGTCAAAGTGGGAAGAACACAACATTATTGGATTAAAGGCAAAAACTGAATTTGTAGCACCCGGCCTGGACGATATCTCGTTTCAGGTCGTTTTTTCTGCATATCTCGGCCTGAGCCCGTTGAAAGAAATCGATCAGCTGCGTGAGATCAATCAGAAGGGTGAATATCACCCGCTGATTATCGGCGGCAAAACACTCGGCAAATTCGTGATCGAATCCGTGTCTGAGGCGTGGAACCATGTCGACAACAAAGGCAATCTGCTTGATGCGGCGGTCGATATCAGCCTGAAAGAATACATCGAATCGGCGAGTAAGTCCGGGGCAGTGTCTACTGTGTCGGCGGCAGCTACGGCAGCAAAAGCGAGCGCCTTGGCATCGAAAATAACATCACAGGCCAAAGGGATCGGACTCAGCCCGGCGGCGATATCCGGCCTTGCAAAAACAGCCATCGCGGCGATCAAAGACCCAGTGTCGGCGCTTGCCGGTGCGACCGGGATACTTGGCAATATCAAGGGACTGCAAAACGTGTCGACGTATCTTGGCACGGTGAAAAATAAGGACTATATCGGCGCCGTCAGCTCCATCATGGGCGGCAAGGCGGAAAGCTATCAACTGCTGGGGCTGAATGTCCGCGACATCGTGGCGCTGGCCAAGGCTGACCCGCAGACGGCAATCACCACGATCCTGACCAAGGTTTCCACCGGCGGCGAGCCAGCGTATACCGCTGCCAAGGACTTGTTCGGCGACCAGGCGGCAGCGCCGGCCGTGCTGCTGTCGAAGCGGGTCACCGAACTGGCACAGGCGTTTAAGGGGGGATGAACATGGCATTGCCGGAAATAAGCTTTGTCGAAACGGATACAGGAAACATCGAATCAGCCATCATCACGACCTATGAAGCGCTGGCCGGCCGGACGCTCGCCCAGGGCGACCCGATCCGGCTGTTTTTATTGTCGGTGGCGGCTATCATCGTGCAGCAGCGGGTGCTGATCGACTACAGCGCAAAAATGAATCTTCTCGCTTATGCTGAAGGGGATTACCTGGACCATATCGGCAACCTAGTCGGCGTCACCAGGCTGCCGTCGGCGGCGGCCATCACTACGCTGCGCTTCACTCTATCGGCAGCGCAGCCGCAGGCCGTGACCATTCCCGCAGGCGCCAGGGCCGCAACCGAAAGCGGTATCGTGTTCGCAACGGATATGGTGGCGGAAGTGGCGGCCGGCAGAACCTATGTCGACGTTGCCGCGACCTGCGCGCAGGCAGGCGATGCCGGAAACGGATATATGGCCGGGCAGATCAATAAAACCGTCGATCCGGTGGCGTATGTCGCCGAGGTGGCCAATACCACGGAGTCTGAAGGCGGCGCGGAGATCGAAGCGGATGATGCGCTGCGCGAGAGAATCCAGCAGGCTCCGGAATCGTTTTCGGTGGCGGGACCGACCGGCGCTTATGAATACTGGGCCAAAACGGCCAGCAGCCTGATCACCGACGTAGCAGTCTATACCCCATCGCCGGGGGACGTTGTCATTCGGCCGCTGCTATCCGGCGGAGAGCTGCCGGGCACGGAGATCTTAGACTCCGTCCTTGCGGTCTGCAATGCGTCGGATATCCGGCCGCTGACGGATAATTTGGCAGTGCTGGCGCCGGAGGCCGTCGACTATGACATCAGCTTAACTTATTACATCAACCGGGCCGATGCGACATCGAGCGTGGCCATCCAGGCGGCAGTCACGGCGGCAGTTAATGCATACGCGCTGTGGCAAAAATCCAAGCTGGGCCGGGATATCAACCCGGCGGAACTGATTTACCGGATACGCGCTGCCGGCGCCAGCCGGGTGGAAGTGACCAGTCCGGTCTATACGGTACTTGAGCCGTATCAGGTGGCGATTGCAGATAATGTGTCGGTCACGTTTGGGGGGCTGATCGATGGCTAATCTCGCAAATACCAAACTGGTTGACCTGCTGCCGGCCAGCATCAGTTCTGATGCCAACGTGATTGCCGCTGCCAGCGCCATCGATGGCGAGCTGCAGAAAGTCACGGCGCTGATTCCCGAAACGGTTCTGATCGCCCGGATCGACGTGCTGCCGGAGAAGGTCCTGGATCTTCTCGCCTGGCAATGGCACGTCGATTTTTATGAGCCGGTGGGATTCTCGATCGAGAAAAAGCGGGCCGTGATCAAAAACAGTATCGCCTGGCACCGAAAGAAAGGCACGCCCTGGGCGGTGGCGCAAGTTATATCGGCGACGTTCGACGATGCGGAAATCCAAGAATGGTTCCAGTATGGCGGCGATCCGTATCATTTTCGGATCAAGACGATCGACAACCTGCCGGACGGCGAAGCCTATACGCTGCTCAAACGGGCAATCGACACGGCCAAGAACACCCGCAGCTGGCTCGACAAAATCACGATCCAGCATGAAGTGACGTTCGGAGATGGCCATGGTGGCACAGGGTTGAAGCTCGGATTTTTGACCGGGATGGGCGGCAAACAGACCATTGGTTTGCCAGTGCCGACCGGCGGAACTATGCAGAAATCAATCGGCTTTGCTCGGCGTTGGGGCGGACTCGAACGAATCGGCTTATCCGTGCCGACAGGTGCGCAGGTGAAACTGTTTGCCGGGGCGCTAATACGGCGCGGCGGGAAAATAACAATCGGGAGGAGTGCATAAGATGGGACAGTATAACGGCATGACCCTGACCACGGCAGGGCTGCAACTCGCAGCCAAGGCGCAGACAGGCGTCGAGCTGAAATTCAGCCGGGTGGCCCTGGGCGACGGGGAATTGGCGTCAGGGCAGAGCCTTGCGGCGCTTACAGGGTTGATCCACTGGAAAATGGACTTGCCAATCACGTCACTCGCAGTGATCGGGACAGGGACGGCGCGCATGACCGTCGTGCTGCAAAACGAGGCGTTGGAAACCGGTTTCTTTGCCCGCGAAATGGGAGTGTTTGCGACCGATCCGGATGTGGGTGAAATTCTTTACGCGGTGGCCAATGCCGGCGATAACTGCGACTATATCCCTGCCGGCGGCGGGGCGGACATCGTGGAACTAGTGCTGGAAGTTGTGACGGTCGTCGGCCAGGCGTCCGATGTAACAGCAAACCTCAACTCGTCACTGCTATTTGCGACGCAGGCAGAGCTGGCCAATCATATCATCAGTGAAAACCCGCATCCGAACTTCCTGCAGTGGGGCGCGGCTGTTACCAGCTGCAGCGATGTGATCGTCCGGCAGGCGGCATCGCCCAAAACAATCCGGCCAATGAATTTTGACACGTTCAAAGCGGCCATCCTCGGCGGCGACGGAACCGACATCCTCATCCTGCGCGGACGGGTCAACCAGACGGAACGCGAACTGGCGAACATCGCTCTCAGGCTGGAGGCGGAAGGAATCTATCCGGATTACAACGCCCTGATTGCCGAAGATTTTACTGATCCTGATCTGGTCGATCAGTTTGCCTGCGCGATCACATCGATTGTTGCCGGTGACGATTCTGTCGACGTGGAGACGCTGGTCGGCATCGTGCCGGGAGCCTGGTACACCATCAGCGATGGCGTCTATCAAGAGCGCTGTCAGATCAAATCGGTGGTTAAAAACGGCAGCACGTACCGGCTGATTATGAAAGATGAGATCCAGTACACTTACGTTTCGGGGCAAACAAACCTGTACCGATCAACGGCCGAAATCCAGACGGCGGCAGGACTGGCCGAAGGCGCTGGCGATCGCAAAACGGCGCTATGGACTCCGGCACTGGTTTGGACCGGCACCAATGCCAACACTACAACCGCCGTGTCGCTGGTGACCACCACGGCCAATGCGGCAGCGTTTACTGCAAGCGGAGATATCGGGTACACGGCTGACGGTGCCGTGACTCTCGTTTAGGAGGTTTGAGATTATGGCTTATAAAATGAGCGATGTGGGCAGTTGGGGCACTGGTGCCCTGGGCGACATCACAAATCCGTCCGGACAGGTCAACAGCTATGCCAACGTGACGGCAATATCGACCAATACAGTTACGATTGGCACTCCCAGCAACGGCATCTATGAGACGTTTGCTGTTGGCAAAGAGATCCTGCTGCACGTGTCTGCGATCACCAGCGGCACAGATTATCAGTATCTGGGTAAATATATGGTGGCAACGATTACCGGCGTGGCCGGATCTGTGCTGACGCTGTCCAAAGATGTGTCTGGTCTTATTGCGAGCGGCGTGCTGGCCAATCATCACGTGCAGGCGATCACGGTCACTCAGTTTGCGACGCTGAACCTGACGGCAACGATTGCGCCGCTGGCGTACAACGCGACCAACAAATACGGCGGCATCATCGCGTTCAAATGCAAATCCGCTCTGAACCTGTCGGGGTCCGGGAAAATTGACCTGGCCGCAAAAGGGATTCCTATTGCCAGCATTGCGCTCCGTCCGGCGACGGCGCAGGAAGGAACTGCTGCGCAAATCGGCTGGGAAAACCATATCACAGCCCGGCAGTTTTACTTAAATTGCCCGGATGGTGCAGCATTTATCGCGGCAAAGGCGCTGGCCAACACGGGAACATCGACGCGGATCGGCGGAGCAACGGCCGGGGTGGCTCTTTATCCGTATAATGGCGGTAGTACCAGTAATACCAACGCCAAGGGCGGTCCGTCGATTTTGGTTGCAGCGCAAACCATCACGGGGTTTGCAGTTGACATGATATCCAAAGCGTCCTCAAACACCAACGGGCGCGGCATCGGGCGCTGTTATATTGCAACTGAAACAAAATTGCCGGCTGACGAATTTTTATATTCGTTGGACTGTTTGAGCAATCCAGCAAGGCTAGTTCCTATGGGGATCAAGGATTATGGCAGCGGCGCGTTAGGGACGGTAACGAGTCTCAGTGGGCAGATCAACAGCTACGCCAACGTGACGGCGATCAGCGCCGATGGCAGAACCCTGACAATTGGCACGAAATATGAAGGCGTATATGAAAAGTTTGAAGCCGGCAACCGGGTTATGTTTCACGTATCTCGGCAATCAGGAAGTGACCAGGCGTCAATAGGCAAATTAATTTTGACAAAGATTTTGTCTGTCGCAGGCAATACTGTGATGCTGGACACTCCGGTGACGAATGTGGTGCCGACAAATGTTTTAAGCAACTATAAGTGCCAGCTGATTACCATTGCCCAATTTGACACTTTGGCTTGGAGCGGAGATTATACCGGAGCCAAAGCATATAACGACACGCACGGTTGTGGCGGTATTTTGGCGATACAGGCAAAGACCGTTGCTGATCTACAGGGCGGGAAACTGAACATGGTTGGCAAGGGAATTCCTTCTGGAGTATCGCGCCCGGCTGTCACGTGGCAAAGTTCGGGTAGTCAAGGAGATGTTTTGCCGTTATCCTCTGGCAATGGAGCGATTTTGCTTATTGCGAAGCGGCTGGTGTTTAACGCTAGTACGAGATTGGGGGCAACTTGGAGCGGCGCTGTCGTTGGGTCTGTCGCTGGAGGACCGGCAGCAACTGCCTTTTCAACAGCAGGTAGTCCTGGGAATCCGGGCGGGGCTGGATACCCCGGTTCAGGTGCTGGTGGAGGGGCGTGCAACTCTGGATATCCAGCCGTTGCGGGTAGTCCCGGATTTATTACCCCTGGATTTGGTGGCCGGGGCGGCTTCTATACTTATTGGGATGAGGATCAGACAATAATGTACCCAACACCGGGCCCAGGAGGCACTGTTAATACATCCAAAGGGATGTCTGGGAACCCTGGTGCTAATGGAGGGCAGGACGCGACCGGGACTGGTAGTGTTGGCTACGGTGGTGCTGCTGGATACGGTGGAAGTTCGCTCTTCATCGTTGCTGATACTATTGTCGGGTTTATAGTTGACGCGCTGAGCATCGGCGGCGGGGCAGGGTTCCCCGGTGGCGGAGGAACTCCCACTGGGGCTCGGAGTGGAGGCGGTGGAGGCGGCGGGGGAAAAGAAGGCACGGGCTTTATTTACGCCAATAACGTTGAAACGCCAGATTTTACCGCCTATCTGGCGTCATAAGGAGGTGACCTAAATTGACATTACCGATTAATACAATCAGAACCGGAACCGACGAATTCACAATGAACAAAACGGGCTTGATCTACACGAACACCCCGCTCGATTGTACGGCACTGACCCAAGTCGACGGAATCACCGCGACCGGCTCACAGCCGTCCGGCACCGATCGCTGGGTTGCTTTCAAGGTCGATGGCACATGGTACAAACTGAGCGGTAGCGGCGTAGTCACTTTGTCGGCGCTGGCCACACAAACGCTGACAGTCGATTCTGTTCTGGCGGAAGGCAACACCGTCGCCGAGCTGGGGGCGGCAACGTCGATTGCCGGCTTTATCGGCAAATCGGTTGGCGTTGCGATCGCGCTATTCGCGCCGGGGAACGCGATCGAGTTTCCAACGCTCAGCCTGGAGATTGCCGGAAAATCTAACACGGACCAAACCACAAAAACAGTCACATCTTCAGAGATCGCTCTGGCCAGCACTGCGGTCGAGGTCATTGACCTGTCGGCAGCGATTACCGCAATCGGCGGCGCAGCGGCTGCAGTCACTGTGTCGCTGCAACAAAATGGTTCTTGGACCGATTACATGCCGCTGGCAACAGCCCGGAGACAGTCGGCGACCGGGATTAAGTTCAAAGCCGATTATAGCGTGGCCAGTATCGGCACAGGCAGTGCGAAGGTCGACCGTGCAACGGCGCTTTACCGGTCAAACAACTCAGCCGTATCCGGCGAGGAAGCCGATATCGTCAGCATCACCGAGGACTTCGGCGGCGTTGGCATGCGGTTCGGGTCGATCACCGTCAAACACCGGGCGCTGCGCGACGCCGACATCAGCGCGGTCATGTCAATGCGGCCTGTCCCGTCCAGCAGAGAGCGAATTCAAATCGGCGTCGGCACTGGTCTGCGGCTGACGCTGGATCTCAAACCGGCGGGTGCGGCAGCGGTCGATCCGAACGTCAATCATAATACGATCCGGATCTGGCACGGCAGCCAAGAAGTATTCGACTTCGATTTCAACACCCAACTGTCGCAAGTCAGCACAACGCCGCTGGAAGGCGTGACCGTGTTCGCGTCATATCAATATGGCTGGGAACCGGAAACATGGGTGGCCATGACTAAGGGCACGACACAGACGCATGATGATCCGGACACGCAGAGCACCAAGTTTACTTATGCGCTGGGCGCGGCGGAATCGTCCAAAGGCGTGGCGGCGGTCAAGGTGATCCTGTCCAAACCGGGCGGCACGATAACGGCAGCGGAATTGGGAACGGCTAACGGTAAAACGCAGATGTTTGTGCTGCCGCACGCGGCTAAACCGGCGACGATTATCGTTCTGGCCAGCACTGGGACACCGTCCTGGTCATACGATGAGGACAGCCGGATACTGACGGTTGCTGGGACCGATGGCGCAGCGCTCACGATCGGTTACGACTGGATCGCAGAGACCCCGGTCTGCTACGGATTTGTGGCAGCCTGGAATGAGTAGGGAGGGTTGAGATATGGGGATGATGCTAAAACGTGTGACGCCAAAGGCAACGGCCCTCGAAAGTGTCCGTTCCGAAGTGTTGGACAAGATTGATACATGGACACGGACCGCCATTATTGGCGGTTTCGCTTCTTCTGCCAACGGGTCGCAGCATACATATGACAGCGACGACAATGACCAGGACAACCTGAAATTAATGCAGACTGTTGCTCATTCCGAACGTTTCCCGACGCATCCAGTTTATCAAGGGACCATCCCGATCAGGGCAGTGCCGTCAGGACAAACCGAAAAAACGGTGCTGTATCTCACGACGGAGCAAATGGATCTGCTGCTTGAGGATCTGGCGCTGCACATCGGAACCTGCAAGCTGAGAGGGTGGGATTTGCAGGGGCAGGCCAAAGCGGCAACGACGGTAGTACAATTGAACGCGATTGCGTGGGAGGATTAGCCCAATGCAGGAAATGTGGCAAAAGATTACAGACTGTTGGCAATTGAAAGCAGTGGTGGCAGGATTGACGTCCTGCCTTACTTTTTTGCTTGGAGATTTCACGGCGCCATCGTTTATAGCTCTCTGGGGGTTGGTTGGCATCGATACGCTAACAAGGTGGATGGCGATCGGGCGAAAGTACATGACCGACAATAACTTGCAAGGTTCAATCTGGTCTGGTGTTTTTATGGCTTTCATCGAAAAGAAAATCAACTCAGAAGCAATGCGTGGACAATTTCAGACTAAGGCCATGGCGTATTTGATTCTGCTGATCGGGTTCAACCTTTTAGACAGAGTTATCCCTGATGCGGTCATGGGGCAAAATATTGACGGCATCCCAGGGATCTTCATATCAACTTGGCTGGCCTTTGTGGAATTACAATCAATTATTGAAAATCTTGTTGAAATGGGCATGACCGGTCTGACGCCTCTCAGCCAGTGGATATGTCGGCGCAGAGAGAAAATGACCGGAGATATTGGGCAGGTTGTCGTGCACAAGGAGGCGCCGAAATGAAGCCGCTCAACATCAAAGTTGAGATCCCGTTGCCGGCAGTATCCGACAAGCTATTCGGCGATCATGCGCCGGTACCGATTGAGCAAACTCCAGATGTGCCGAAACTGGCAGAAGCCAATGAGCAGCTACGGCAAATCAACCGCAATATCCGCGACCGTGATGGCCGCGATGTGAAAACCATCAAAGATATGTTGGAGAGGTGATAAGCAATGTTAACTCTCGTGTTTAGCCGCACTGATCAGCGCATAACTGCTTACGACGGTGAGGAAGTTGTCGCCAGTTATGAAGCAAGGCATGCTCATTTTTCGGGCTACAACACAGAAAAACAGCCTTATGAATCGCTGCCTGTCGGCAACTATACGGCAGTAGCCGACGAACCGCCAGCGGAGGATAGCGATGAATATGGCACGTTCTACATTTCAACCGGCGATCCTACCGGACGGGGCAGGGACTTTCATGGCGGCGGTAGCGGGCTAAATGACCCGAAAGCGCCTCGGCAGGGCTGGTACCCAACACTTGGCTGCATCCGAATGCAGAACGAGGATGGCGAAGAGCTGAGCCGGTTGATCATTGCTGCCGGTAATGAAGTGCCGCTGGAGGTGCGGGAATGAAACTCGGATTCCTTGCTGCAAAATACGAATCCTGCGCAGATCCGGGCAGAGTGTCTAGCGGTTACGGAGACTTAGGCGGTATATCATACGGCGCGATTCAGTTTTCTTCAAATTCCGGAAACGTAGGCGCGTTTATCGATTGGCTGAAACAGTCGGCGGATGAGTACCGGCTGGCTATCGGCAATGAACTGTCCCTGTACGCAATTAACTCGCCTGAATTTATCGCAACATGGGAGCGCATCGGCGACTATAATAATGTGCTTTGTTGCCCGTTTTTGGACGCGCAAATGGAATACGGCGCAGCGGTTTATTACCGGGCAGCTGCCGACCGGTTGATAGACACGTTGGGCTTTGATGCGTCGCAGCGATCTGATGCGTTGCAGCAAGTGATTTACAGTCGGGCTGTGCAGTATAGCGCCTACTGGATCAAAGACCTGTTCGAAGGCGCCGCACAGATTGTCGGCAAAGAATTGGCCGACATGTCGGACGAAGAACTCATTAGAGATATCTATCAGGTGCTGATCAACGACGGAGAAAAAGCGTACAAAAAAGATAATGGCATGTGGACAAGCCCGGATGATTGGCTGAATGGAAGTCGTGATGTTGTTGACGGGTTACTGAATAGGTTCCACAGAGAGCGCGATGATGCGCTTATTTTATTGGCAGGAGGCGAGATTGAATAATGGCTAAAATGGATCTGATTTATGTATCGAGTGGGCGCCATCCGGAAACCGAAGCGCTGATCAGAAAAGCAACCAAGTCGAGATTCGCGCATGCTGCCTTGGCAATCGATGTAGACGGCAGCCGCATGATCGTCGAGGCAGTCCGGCCGGCAGTGCGATTCTCGCCGCCTGACTTGTTTAATGACGCGACGGAGCTGTCCATCCTGTCGGTTGAGATCACCGAGGAGCAGCGAAAAGCGGTGGCAGCTAAAGCACTCTGGCTTGCTGGCCAGCCGTATGGCGTTGATGATTGTCTGATCGGTGGCGCTCATGACGTGCTGGGAGGCAAGGCGGCTGCGTTGCTGGATAAGTTCATTAACAACGATGAGTCGTTTAACTGCTCGGGCTTGCAGACGCTTTTGGTGCGGGAAGCATTCCCTCAGTATATGGCGGGGGTCAACGTCAGCACAATCACGCCGGAGGCGGCGCGACAGTATGCCAAAGAATATTTTAAGGAGACGTAAAAGCCATGAACAACGAAGTAAAAATCCACGCCCGCATCCTGACAATCGCTCTGTGCGTTATCGCTGTGGTGATGGCTTTCCACTGGGCGTCTGATAAATTCAGAGCCCCGCCGGTGGCTCCGGCAGTAACACCGGCGCTTCAGGTGCAGCCGCAAGTCATCCATACCACCACGGAGACGGTCAGAGAGGTAGCGGTACAGGCGGCGCCAAAGGGCAACATCTTTCAATTCACTGAGCGCGAAGGCAAACAGTTTGTTGTAATCGACGGCAAAGAATATCATCTGGCGGTTCAGGATGGCAAGAAGGGCGTCAAGATTGGCGAAAACGGGCAAATAGTAATGACCACGGAAACCGTGGCCAAGGTTGATGTCACCGATATGGTCCGCGCCCAGGTGAATGATAAGCTGGCGATCCAGAGCGCAGAGTTGAAGCGCAAGTATGTGAAGAACTGGACTGTAGGCGCAGAGATAACAAATAAGGATGTGTCGGTAGATATCACGCATAAGGGGCTGGGAATCACAGCCGGAAAAATGTGGAAAGACAAGGATCTGAGGATTGGGCCGCGATTTGAAGGTAAATTTTAA